AACATCTCTAAGCGGTGCATTATGTTTTACTACTGACATATTTTATCTCCTTAACCGTTGATTGTATTCTGTAGTGTTTTCTTCCTGTCCCACAATCGTTGTAGGTCATTCATCACACAATTTTTATTGTATTGTCCTAATTCGTTAGCGTGTGCAACAATCATCTTTTCAATGTTGCGGTTGACTTTGAACAGTTCTAGTTTAGCTTCGTTGCGAGTCATTTTGTTTTCCTTTGTTCGTTGTTTGTTATGCTTTTATTATACTAGTATTATCGGAATTGTCAATAGCTATCTTTAACTATTTATAAACTTTTTTAGAATATCTTTTCTATCCCATAACAACTGCAATTCGTTGTAAACACAGTTTTTATTATACTGTCCTAGTTCGTTGGCGTGTTCAACGATCTTCTTTTCAATCTTTCGCTCTACTTTGAAAAGTTCTAATTTTGCTTCGTTGCGTGTCATGTTTAATTCCTTAATCGTTTAATTGTTATACTAGTAGTATATACTAAGTATCGTCAAAAGTCAATAGTAATCTTAACTAAATTCAGAAATAATTCTAATTAATTCTGTACCGTAAAAGTAAACGCCATACACTACGATAACGCCAATCAGTGTATAAGCCATTGCATCAATAATCTTGTCTACCATTTTATTTCCTTTCGATTAATTAATTTGTATATTATATTATTACATATTATCGGCCAGAGTCAAATTATCCTTTAATAAAATGTCAAAATAAGTATATATCTTTATTGGCAGTGCCTACTGTCATAATGGCACCCTATACTTTTCTATTTTGTCACATTGGCAGTACCTATTATTGGTTTAGCGGGGGGCGTTCAAACATTAAGTCAGGAAATATATTTCAATGTCTTACCCAATCCTTTCAGACAGCCCCCATTTATTCCAAATTAGCTTCATCTTGATCGTTTCGAGTCGAGCCTACGTGTATAGAGATGCTTATATTTCTCTCTTAGACCCAATTTCCTTTCCCATTCGTATACAGCATTGGACCAAGGGTGTTCTCTATCCGGTTTCCACCCAAAGTGTTCTGTCAATTTTATACCATTTCCCCCATAATGAAACCACCAGTACTCGAACTCTTTCCTAAATTCTCTACTTTTGTCTAATCCGTTCTGTTGATGGCTTCCCTTTTTAAGACACTTCGGGTTGACACACGCTTTGTTGTCACACATATGGCGGATAAGCTCTGGATATTCGCCGTAGGTCTTGTAGTAGCTTAACCTGTGAGGTTTTATGTGCTTAATCTTGCCCTTAATACTGCACTGAATGTCTTTTCCATAGCCTGCTGGGTGAAGTTTGTTCCAATTCCAGCATCCGTTCTCATCTACAGTGTACCTACTTTCATCATCTAGGTAATGTTTACACTTATCTAAATATGGCCGAACCTCCTCAAGGCTTGGTTGCGACCATGTGTTAAACAATGAAGCGTTTTCATACTTATTTATATGCTCCGTTTCCAACTCCAGCTCTAGCCCATGCTCAAAATCGCCCCTCTCTAACCAAAATGCAGCAAATTTGTAATTTCCAGAGTTGTATGCGGTCTGCATTTCTGTATTATAATGTTTATTTTTTCTTAACATGTTAAAATGACCCTGAATTCTAGACCAAGTTCTTCTAGATGAACCAATATAAGCTTTACTTATTGAATTTTTCCCATCTAAGGACGAAGCCAACAAAGCATATACCCCCACTTGGCACCCGCCCTTACTTATCGGCTCTTTAATAGTCCCTGCATTAAAGAAAGGCTTAACTTTTTTTGCCCCTACCGCCCTCTTTAACGCATATTTGATAACATCAGTCGTGGTTTCCATTTTTTCTGCTATTTGATACACGGCTAATCCGCACTTTCTTAGTTCAACTACCTTCTTTTCTTGTTTTGCATTCAGTGTATCTCTCCGTTGCCTCTTCTTCTTATCCTTTGATCCAGCTGGTCGCCCATTCTTTCTCTTCTCAAGATACAAGTTGTCTATTCTATCATCAAATACGTCTCCATTTTTACAAGACACCTTATACTTTGGATCATATACACCATTATTCAGAACCCAAATAACTTCTCTCGCTTTACAAGCAATACTTTCTCCGATATCTGGAAAGTTAAAATTAAAAGTGTAACCATATTTTGTCTTACCTCCTCTCCTTTTACCGACAACAGCTCTTCCCCTCGTCTGAAGAGGACTAAATCTTATTTTCTTTGTTATAACATGACCCTCAGAGTTGACCTCAATATATTCACGTAGTTCTTTAATCAATTTATTAGTTAATTCCGTTATATGCATATATACTCTCCATCCTTTTAATTTCCAGTTTCAGATTACAGTCAAAATCGCCCATAATTCTTCTCTGCTAATATCCTATTTGTTTTGTATTTTTCAAATTAGGTCTTTTTTTGTGTATAGTTTTTTACAAAAGCCTATTATTATTATAGGTAATTTTACATTTTAGTGCAATGGAGATAATATGTCACACGATAAAAATCAACCGAAGCAGGTAGAATCTGAGTTCGTGGCGCGCGCTTCCGGGGAGCTAGAGGAGTCTGTGGCTTCTGAATTAGAAAATGAAGATCCGGCGACTGAAGAAGCTGCTGCTATCATTGAGAAACTAACTATTGAAGAAGAGGGCGGCGACAGTTAATGAAAATACCTAGTAATATGTCAGAACAGGAAGTTGTTGATACTATTACTAAAGTCGCTGATAAACTGTCCAATAAATATACGTTTGCGTTTTATTCGGTAGAAGATATTAAGCAGGAGGCTTTTATCATAGGCATGGAAGCTCTTGAAAGATATAATGAGTCCAGACCACTAGAAAACTTTTTGTTTGTACATATAGCCAACAGACTCAAGAACTTTAAGAGAGACAATTACTACCGGCAGGACGAAGGCAAGGCAGAAAATGTCCAGAGGAGGAAGAAGAACCTTCTTGAAGCACACAGTATCGAAAACTTTAGTATAATGAGAGAGGATCAGGATATCTTGTCCAGAATCTCCGATCTAGAAATAAAAGAGCTAGTAAAAAACAACATACCAGCAAACATGAGGGCTGATTATCTCAGATTGTGTTCTGGTGTATCTATATCTAAAAAGAGAAGGCTTGAAATAGAGAGCATAATTAAAAAGATTGTTGATGGGGAGTAAATATGTCTGAAACTAGCAAAGACAAAAAGAAGGGGCGGTTCTCAGTAGATGAAATTGAATTTATCGAGCAGAATTGCGAGGCTCTTTCTCCTGAGCACATAGCGGATCAGTTAGGTAGGAATGTATCCTCGGTTAAAAGCTGGATCGAAACGAATGTCGGCTTATCTAAAAGTCAGAAGAGAGAAATCGAGGCTCATCAGGAACTTAAAAGTAAGCCATACTTTAAGGAGCTTTTGACTCAGTTCTCAAGTTCCGAATTAGAGCTTTTTCAGTTCCACTTTACAAAAATGTGGGCGCAGTTCAAAGACGATGTGTTTCACACAGAAGAAATCCAAATCGTGGATACAATTAAGCTTGAGATTCTAATGAATAGGATCTTGACGACACAACAAGAAAATCTAGAAGATATTGAGGGCGTTCAGGCTCTCATCATAGCCGAGAAACAAAGAGATAAAGAAGATCAGGACCGTGACTACATCTCGTCCTTAGAGCGGCAAGTGGCTATGCAAAGAGCAGCGCAAGAGACGCTATCTAAGGATTATAAGGATCTTCAAGCACGAAAAGCAACAATGCTCAAGGACCTGAAGGGTACTAGGGAACAAAGAATCAAGGCTATCGAAGATTCTAAGTTAACGTTTGCGTCATTGGTGAAAAAGATTGCATCAGATCCTACTTTCAGAACCCAGATAGGTGTAGAGATGGAAAAAATGCGACTAGCCACAGCAGCAGAGAAAGAGCGTTTATCAGAATACATTAAATATGAAGATGGTCAAGTAGACCAACCGTTTCTAACAAGTGATACTTTTAAAGGTGAATAATATGAAGACAGCGATTGTATTTGGAGTTACCGGCCAAGACGGAAGTTATTTAACTGACTTGCTAATATCTAAAAATTATAAAGTAGTTGGCGTTGCTAGAAGAAGTAGCGTGGACACAACGGAAAGAATTGGCGAACATCAGAAAAACGAAAACTTTGTTTTGGTAGAGGGAGACATTACCGATGGATTTTGTGTCTCTGACATTATTAATAAGTATGAGCCAGATGAAGTTTACAATCTTGCTGCTCAGTCTCACGTTGGGACATCTTTTAAACAACCGACACTAACTTGGGATGTTACTGCTGGCGGATGCCTAAATATATTGGAAGCGATCAGAGTTTCTCCTAGATGTAACGAAATAAGATTTTATCAGGCTTCTTCCAGTGAAATGTTTGGCAAAAACTTTACCGTAACAAGTAGTGGAAAATATCAAGACGAAAACACGGCTTTTATGCCCCAGTCGCCTTACGCGATTGCAAAACTTGCAGCACATCACTTGGTAAGAAATTATAGAGACAGCTATGGAATTCATGCTTCTAGCGGGATTCTGTTCAACCATGAGAGCGAGCGACGAGGAGAAAACTTCGTCACGCGAAAAATAACAAAATGGATTGGAAAATTTGTTGCTTCTGGGAAAGATGAGAATTTCCCAAAACTAAGACTTGGAAACCTACAAGCAAGGAGAGATTGGGGACATGCAAAAGACTATGTACGAGGAATGTGGCTCATGCTGCAACAAGAAGAACCAGACGATTATGTCATCGCTACTGGAGAAACACACAGTGTTGAGGAGTTTTTGGAATGCTCTTTTGGGTACGCTGGCATTGACAATTGGAATGAGTACGTGTACATTGACCCTGAATTCTTTAGACCCGCTGAAGTTGATTACTTACTTGGTAACCCGACCAAAGCAAGAGAAGAGCTCGGATGGGAACCACAAATCAAATTCAGAAGACTAGCAGAATTAATGACGGAGGCAGATATAGATGAGGAATTACGACGATCCAGCTTACAAGAAGTTTCGGATGGATGTCTTGAAGCGAGATAAGTTTACTTGTAAGATGTGTAAGACGGGCGGCAAAAAGAAAAAGCTATACGTTCACCACATTAGAAAATGGGCTAGCGCTTCTTCTTTGAGGTTTGATGTAAACAATGGCATAACCCTATGTTATAACTGTCACAAGGAAGTAACGGGTAATGAGGGGCATTACGAGGCTTATTTGTTAGGACTGATAGATGGCTAAAAAGACTATACCGAAATATACAGTATTGCAAGATACCAGAGAACAAAAAGGATGGTACTTTGGTGAATACGATAAGTGTGCCGGCATGGAGCAGGAAACACTAAAGACCGGAGACTATACGATCAAAGGTTTTGAGGATATGGTCTGTATCGAACGAAAGTTTTCCGTAGAGGAAATAGCTAACAACCTTGGAAAGAAAAAGAAAGCTTTTGATAAAGAGATGCAGAGGATGCAAGAATTCGCATTTAAATATATTATTTGTGAATTTTCTATGTCAGACTTAGTAGACTATCCAAATTCTATTTTTTCTGATTACATGAAGCAAACCAGACCGGCTTACGTAGAGGCACAAATAAAGAAGCGGCGCATAACAGGGAAGTATCTGCTCAGATCTTTGATGGAATACCAAAACTGGTACGGCATACACGTGCTTTTCTGTGATAACAAAGATAACGCCTTTTTAGTAGCGAATAGTATTTTTAAGAGGTTGAACGAGATGTTCCATGAACCGACCGAATAGATCACAAATATATTCAGCTTTATCAAACTGGCACGACTATGGACTGCTTTCTCAGACAAGAGAAATATTCCTTGAGTCAGGAGATGATGGGTTGGGGTCAAAACATGCTGTAGAGTTTATCAAAAATCTAACAATGCTTGAATCTTTAAACAGTAACCCAATAATTATTCATCAGTACAATATTGGTGGTGACCAAAATGCAGGCTTTGCAATATACGACGCAATAAGAGCAAGTAAGTGTAAATTCTTATTTATTTGCTATGGTTCAGCATCTTCTATGGGAAGCATTATACCACAAGCTGTCATAGGTAAAGGTTTAAGGGTCACACACCCCCACACAGAGTGGTTAATACACGAAGGGTCTTGTGAGACCAGTGGAACCACAAAGCAGTTTATATCGAACGCTGAGGCCCTTAAAAAGTCAAAGGAAATGATGTATGATATATATGTATCTGCTTGCAAGAAGGGCTCGGCTTTCAAAGGCAAAAAACCTGTAGAGATAAAATCAATTTTGAAACGAAGACTAAATGTAAAAGAGGATTGGATACTTGATGGCGAACGTGCCGTAGAATATGGCTTTGCAGATATATTGTTTGGTAAAGGCCAAAACAATTCAGTAGAAAATATACTTAAGAGACTTTAATGAAAAAAGAAAACATAGAAAAAGTATTACAAGACGCATGGCTAGGCATAAGCGTAAAAGAAGAAGATTTATTTAATCCGATAGATTTTATATTTCATGATGGCGACAATGATAAAATTCTAGAAAGAATAGCTTGGCTCTTTATGCAGCCAGAATATTTTTCGTTCGCATGTAAATATATCTTAAACATTGAGGTATCCCCCTTTCAATCTCTGATACTGCAAGAAATGTGGAATAAAAAGTTTCCAATGCTTATTGGTAGTCGTGGTATGGGTAAGTCTTTTATTCTATCTGTATATCCACTACTTCGAGCATTGTTTATGCCGAGAAGAAAGATTATCGTCGTCGGTGCAGCGTTTAGACAGTCGAAAGTGCTTTTTGAGTATATGGACACCATTTGGAAGAACGCGCCCATTCTGAGGGATCTGTGCGGCTCTAATAGCGGCCCCAGAAGAGATGTCGATAGATGTGTAATGCATATTGGCGATAGCACTATAACTTGTTTACCTCTCGGTGACGGAAGCAAGATTCGTGGTCAGCGTGCAAACGATATTATTGCTGACGAGTTTGCATCCATACCTCGTGACATATTTGAGAATGTTGTTGCGGGTTTTGCGGCAGTGTCAGCATCACCAATAGAAAAAGTTAAAACCAAAGCCAGCAAGAAAAAAGCGGAAGAGCTGGGAATCCCCTATACTGCAGATGCTAACAACCCCCTCACCGACAAATCAAACCAAATCATACTTTCCGGAACAGCATATTATGATTTTAATCACTTTGCTGATTACTGGAAAAGATATAAAGCTATAGTGAATAGTGGAGGCGATAGATTTAAGCTGCAAGAAGTATTTGGTCCGGATGTTCCAGAAGATTTTGCTTGGGATGAATATTCTGTCATTAGGATGCCCGTCACAACACTTCCAGAAGGATTTATGGATGAAGGCCAGATAGCAAGAGCCAGAGCCACAGTTCATGCAGGCATTTTCCAGATGGAGTACGGAGCATGTTTTACAACAGACAGTCAGGGTTTTTTCAAGAGATCACTCATAGAAAACTGCGTAGCTTCAGAATCAAACAATATAAAGTTCAATGATGAAGAAGTCCATTTTGAGGCACTCCTCAAAGGCGATCCTGAGAAAAAATATATTTTTGGAGTTGACCCAGCGTCTGAGGTTGATAACTTTAGTATTGTCGTGTTAGAGCTAAACGGTACACATCGTAGAGTTGTACATGTATGGACTACAAACAGAAGCCAACATAGAGAACAACTAAAATCAAATATGGCGGACGAGGACGACTTCTACTCATACTGTGCAAGAAAAATACGAAATTTAATGAGGGTATTTCCTTGCGCTGAAATAGCTCTAGATGCTCAAGGCGGCGGTATAGCCGTAATGGAGGCTTTGCATGATAAAGATAAAGTCAGAGAGGGAGAACATAAGATCTGGCCCGTTATAGACTGGGATAAGCCTAAAGATACAGACAATGAACCCGGACTGCATATCTTGAAGATGTGCCAGTTTGCAAAATACGATTGGCTAGCAGAGGCGAATCACGGATTAAGAAAGGACTTCGAGGACAAACTTGTGCTGTTTCCAGATTTTGATGCGGTTAGCTTAGGTCTATCAGCAGAGGAGGACGGAAGAGAGGGGAGACTGTATGATACTCTGGAAGATTGCGTTATGGAGATAGAAGAATTAAAGAACGAACTATCTATGATAGTCATGACCCAAACCGGCACGGGGAGAGAAAGATGGGATACTCCTGAAGTAAAAGTTGCGGCAGGAAGGAAAAGAAGATTGCGTAAAGACCGCTACTCTTCCTTAATCATGGCTAACATGTCCGCTAGACAAATGTCTGTTGAAAAAACAGTACAAACGTTTGACCATTATGGTGGGTTTGCTAAAAAATCCAATACTATTGATAATAAAGAAGACGGTCCGATGTATAGGGGACCCTCTTGGTTTACTGAAAATATGGACAATATATATTAATACTGTGTATATTGTTATGAATACAACTATCAATACTATTGCTTAAGAGGTAATACAAATGTCCGACGATCTTTACTTAACATGGTCTGATGATTTAGAGAAAAGTAAGGCCTATCAACAGTCTTCTGACAATGTTCATGCCTATGACGGAATACAAAAATCATATGCTTACGACAACAGAACTTTTATAGATGTTGAATCATCTCGCTCTGTTCGTCCGAGCTTCTATAGAAATGACTACACTGCGTTTCGTCCGGGTGAAGCTGTACCTAAGCAGCAAAAAAGAATAATGAAAATGTGTATGCAAGCCTACGAGAAAGTTGGTATTGTAAGAAACGTTATTGATCTAATGGGAGACTTTGCGTCTCAAGGGCTTACTTTAGTACATCCCAACAAGTCCATCGAAAGATTCTATAGAAAATGGTTTGAAAATGTAAATGGCTTAGATCGGTCTGAAAGATTTTTAAATTATCTCTACAGATGTGGTAACGTTGTAGCAAAAAGAAGAACGGCCAAAATTAGCAAGAAAAAAGAAGCTGAACTAAAGAGAAGTAGCGCAGCCCCAGACATGAAGATAGAAGACATTCCTGTTTCTAGAAGAGAGATTCCTTGGAAGTATGATTTCTTAAACCCTTTAGCTGTTAGCGTAAAGAATAGCGAAACAGCAGCTTTTACAGGAGATCTGGAGTATGTCCTCAAGGTATCAAAAACCACAGTAAATTCTCTATTGATGTATAATGGTCGAGAGGGTAATAATAAACCTCTCCCTCCTGCGATGCTAAAGCAGTTTAACGGAGGGGAAAGAGAGATACCTTTAGACAGAGAAAAGGTCATGATGTTCCATTACAAGAAAGACGACTGGAACATGTGGGCAAACCCTATGATCTATGCTATTCTCGATGATATCATTATGCTAGAAAAAATGAAGCTTGCAGACCTAGCTGCTCTAGATGGCGCAATCTCAAACGTAAGACTTTGGAGGATTGGTGATTTAGATCATAAGATTATTCCTACTAAAGCTGCCATTAATAAACTAAGAGATATCTTGGCTAGTAATGTTGGCGGAGGTACAATGGATTTGGTTTGGGGTCCAGAAATTGACTTCAAAGAAAGTAGCACTCAGGTATACAAGTTCTTAGGTTCAGAAAAATATCAACCAGTTCTTACTAGTGTTTACGCTGGTCTTGGGATTCCACCAACCCTAACGGGAGCTGCGGGAGCAAGCGGTGGATACACAAACAATTATGTATCACTAAAAACTCTCATTGAAAGACTAGAGTATGGAAGAGAAGTATTAAAACAGTTTTGGCAACACGAAATCAAGTTAGTGCAAAAAGCTATGGGTTTTAGATTTCCTGCCGAAATACATTTCGATTCTATTGTGCTTTCTGATGAAGCGGCCCAAAAACAATTGTTAGTTCAATTGGCAGACAGAGATATTATATCTCACGAGACACTTCTTGAAAGATTTAGAGAGCTGCCATCTATTGAGAAGATACGTGTACGAAGAGAGGAAAGAGCTAGAGTGAATGATGCGCTATCTCCAAAGAAAGCTGGTCCTTATCATAACCCCCAACACAAAGACGATATTGCTAAGATAGCTTTGACTAAAGATATAATAGACAAGGATATCTATTTGAATGGACTAGGCTTGCCGCCATCAGAGGTTGACGAGATTAATAAACTTGAAGAGAAATCCAAACAACCACCGCAGGAAGAAAAGCGTGACCTTGTAGATCCAAGAGGTGGTAGACCTTTAAACTCTAGAGATACAGGCCCTAGAAAGCAGAAAAGGGTTCTTCCTAGAACTGGAGACTCTCTCGCTGTAACTCTTTGGGCTTACGAGTCACAGAAGACTATCGCAGAACTTGTTGCTCCAATGGCATTAAATCACTTCAATAAAAAGAACGCTAGAAGCTTAACAAAAAGTGAGTTTGATCAATTGGAATATCTTAAGCTTTGTATATTGACAGGCATGGAGCCGTTTATGGATATTGATGAGTCTGTCATAAAATCTATTATAGATAGCAATACAAAACCTTCGGCTACATTCAAGAACAATGTTAAAGAGGCTGTCGCTTCTTTTGTAAAAAATCAAAAACGAAAACCTAACATTGATGAAATGAGGTACATCTATGCTTCAACCTTTGCAGCGCTTGCTTAGTTTTAGTGCAAAAAAATTAATTAATCCCGTTTTTTGTGTATTTAAGACTAAGGAGAATAATAAAATGAAAGTTTATGCACAAGAAATCGAAGATGGTCTTCAAGATGCTATACAGAATAACAATACTGTTGCGTATTGTTCGCCTGTTATGTCTAAGGAAGATCTCATCGAGGCTACCGCATCTGAACTTGAGAGCGATCATGAAGTAGCTCTTTCGTTTATGGGTGCTAAGGCAGAAAACAAAGAACAAATAGACTTGTATTATCTTAGCTCTGTTTTAGTCAGTACTGGCTGGAATAAGAATGACGATGTATTCGACGCACAAGAAATGTGGGATGCTCGTTCAACTCCTGAAGATAAACAGTTTAATTATATGCACAATGAGGCTGACATAATCGGTCACATTACTGGCAATTATATTGTTGACTTTGACGGAAACGTAATGGATAGTCAGGCAGAATGGGAAGAAGCCGGCAGTCCTGAAAAATTCAATATAATTACAAATGCTGTTCTATATAAGTCTTGGAGTGACCCATCACTTCGAGAAAGAATGAACAACATAGTAGAGGAAATTGAAGAAGGAAATAAGTGGTTTGTATCCATGGAATGTTTGTTTCCAAACTTTGACTATGCCCTAAAGGATTCACAGGGAGAGTTCAAGGTTGTTAAGAGAGAAGAGGCATCGGCATTTTTGACGAAGCATCTTAGAGCTTACGGGGGAACAGGAAAGTATGAGGGTTACACAGTAGGTCGATTATTAAGAAATATATCTTTCTCTGGCAAGGGCTTGGTTTCTAAACCTGCTAATCCTCGAAGTGTCATACTGAATGACAACAAAAGTTTTAGTGAAAGTAAAAGTGAATTCATTACTGTTTCATCAATAAAGGAGACTGATATGTCCGATGTTTTACAGAAACAGTTGGAAGATCTAAAGGCTGAATTAAGCGAAGCCCGTCTTACCAACGAAACTATGAAGCAAGAAATGGAATCTCAAAAAGCCGAAGCAATTGAAGCTCAATTGAAAAAGTTTGAAGAGACCATCTCTGCTAAAGATGAGGCTATTGCCTCGAAGTCAGAAGAAGCTACAGAAGCCTTAGCTAAATTAGCTGAAGTTGAAGAAGCTCTTTCTGTTGCTGAAGCCGCCAAAGAAGAAGCAGTTGCTAAGATTGCAGAAATCGAAAAGGCAGCAGCTCTTGAAAGAAGAATTGCTTCCCTTAAAGAAGCTGGTATTGAAGAAGAAGAGATTGAGGAAACTTTAGCTCAGTTTGAAAATCTAGACGACAGCACTTTCGAGTTTGTTGTTGCTAAGATGTACAACAAAAAAGCTGAGATGAAGAAAAAAGACGAAAAAGAAGAAGAAGAAGCTCCAGCTGCAATGGCTCCTAAAAAGGTCAAAGCTGAAGATGAACTTCTTGATGAAGAAACTGACGAAGCTGAAGCTAGCGCTGAAGAATTAGAAGAAGTAGAAGTTGAAGAAGATATTGCAATGGCTGAAGCCGCTGACGATCTTGATCCATCTACGGAACTACGTTCTACTGCAAGCGAATGGTTCGGCTCTCTTCTTAAAACAACTGCTAACCTTAATAAGTAATTAAAAGGAGAAAGATATAATGGCTCTTAAATCAGATAGAAATGAAGTGCAAACTGATATTAGCTTCTTCATGAATGAAGTTGCTACTAGAGGTGGTGTGGTTTCTTTAAGCACTGGTGGTAGTGGTGCAGCAATGGACCAAGGTTCTGCCTTGGTTACTTATGCTGTATCAGGAGCACGAGTTGTGCCTATGGGTATTTTGCTTAATGATATGGTTAATCTTGACCTCACTCGTCAACATATTAACCAACACAAAGATGAAGTTCAGAAGGGTGGTAAAGTTACTATTCTTCGTAAGGGAACTGTTGTTACTAATGCTATTGAAGGTTCTACGACTAGCTTAGCTGGTAGACCTGCATTTTTAGCTCATAGTGGTAATGTTTCACAAAGTGCGATCGCTGAAGGTGATAGTTTCAAAGACATGGTGCCAATTGTTGGACGATTCTTGTCTGGAGTAGACGAAGATGGATATGCCAAGGTCGAAGTTGATCTACCAAGCGCTTGGGCTTACGTACCGTACGGTTCAGGTAATACAACTATTATCTAATAAACCACAACCTCATAAGGAGAATATAAAGATGAATATGAAAGAACGTCCTTCTGAAGATTTTATCGCTCTGCTAAAGCAATCTGGCAGTTCTGATAAAGCAGTGGCTATTGAAGCTCAGCGAGAAATCGCTAAAGCGCTAGAATTGCCACTACGTAAAGGTGTATTATTTGGTGATGTGGTTACTTCTATTTATGAAGCTATGCCTCTTGAGCCGGGTGCAACACCTGAATTTCCTCTCGACCTACTTGCTCCGGGAACAGAAAATGAGCATGTTGCTTATACTAATCCCGGTCATGGTCGTATTCCAGAACGTAGCGTCGAAGGCGATTACGTCATGGTTAACACTTACGGAATTACCAGCTCGATTGACTTCTTGCTGAAGTATGCCCGTGAAGCTAACTGGAACGTTATTGCTCGCGCAATGCAAGTTTTGGAAGCATCATTTGTAAAGAAAATCAACGACGACGGATGGCATACATTGCTAGCTGCTGCTGTTGACAGAAATATCTTGGTATACGATGCTGATGCAGCTGCTGGTCAGTTCACTAAGCGTCTTGTATCGCTCATGAAGACTGTTATGAGAAGAAACGGCGGCGGTAACAGCGTTACTGCTAACGGTCGTTTGACTGACTTGTACATGTCTCCAGAAGCTATTGAAGATATTCGCAACTGGGGTGTTGATCAGCTTGACGAAGTTTCACGTCGTGAAATCTACGTGGCAGCTGACGACGGTGCTCCTCTTACCCGCCTATTCGGTGTCAACCTACACGACTTGTTCGAGTTTGGCACAAATCAAGAGTATCAAACATACTTTGATGACGATCTTGGCGGTAGCCTCGGACCTAATGGCGACGTTGAACTTGTTATTGGTATTGACCAAGCAAGCAACGACAGCTTTGTAATGCCTGTCAAGAAAGAAGTTGAAGTTTATGAAGACGAAGCTCTTCACAGACATCAGCGTCAAGGTTATTACGGATGGGCCGAAATTGGCTTTGGTGTTCTTGACAATAGAAGAGTTATCGCTGGCTCATTCTAATTCTAGGCACTATATCCATAAGCCGTCTCATTATTTCGATAGTGAGGCGGTTTTTTTATGTATTTTGTGTATATAATATAGAGTATAGTTTACCTACAAATGGAGAATAATTATGGCAGGAATGACAAATAGAGGCAAAAAGATTATTTTGTCTATGGCTTTCAGGGCTCAAGATGAGCCTACTAATTTTTATGTTCACCTCCTAACAAGTTCAGCGAGCCTTAGTGACGACACAAACACGTTTAGTGATGTAAGTTCAGCCGAATCTACTGGTGGCAGTTATGGAGAATTAACCAAGGCTAGAGGCACAGGCTTCCTTATCTCTGAAGATGATAGCAGCAACTTTGGGCAAATCACAGTGCCAGACTGCGCATGGACTGCCAGCGGTTCAGCAATAGCAAATGCTAGATATGCAATTATAACAGATGATGCCGGCGGTAGCGGTGGTCATGCAAGTAACAATGTTTTGTGCTACTGGGACTTAGGAAGCACACAGGCAGTTTCAGATGGAGCAACATTAACCCTTACAGGTTTTAAGATTAAAATAACCGAAAGTTAATTTTGAGGGATAAACTATGACTCAATACGCAAGACCAGATTCAGATGTATCAGCCGGCTCATGGGTAAACCAAGCCGGAAGCGGTAGTAACTTATTCCAGAGTATAGACGAGGCTGACGGAGAGAATGACAGTGACTATGTTATCTCTACGGATAGCTCTAGTTCGTCTGACACTATGGAGGTTGGATTAAGTGATATTAGCGACCCTCAAAGTTCTAGTAGCCATATAGTTAGATACAGAGCAAAGGGTAGTGATCCATCGGGCTCTTATGGAATACCAAGCCTGACGGTATCCCTACGCCAAGGCACTAGCACGGAAATAGCTACGGCCACCAATTCTTCGCTAACTACCTCCTTTGCTGATTACAGCTTTACTCTAAGTTCGTCTGAAGCTAATGCTATCACTGACTATAGTGATCTAAGGATTAGGTTTGTTAGAGCTAGTGGCGGTAGTGCCAGTGAAACTAACCTTGTTTCTGAAGCTTGGTTTGAAACTCCGGACGCTTCAAACAACTATGATTTCAAAGTTGGAGATAGAGTCAAAGAGACCACGACCGATACAGGTGCTTATGGCGATAATACTACAATAACTCTTGCCGGTGCAGAAGATGGCTACCAAACTTTCGCAGCAGGAGTAGGAGGTGGAAATTATACTTACTATGTTATTGAGAGTGGTAACAATTGGGAAGTTGGCATTGGTCTTGTAACCGACCCGACTTCGGGTAGTGACACTCTAACTAGATCTACAATAATTTCCTCAAGCAATTCAAATGCGGGTATAACTCTAACTGGCACATCTACTGTTTTTTGTGGTTCGCCTTCAAGGATGGAGGGCGCAGACTACGTTATAAAAAGCGGAACTTACACAGCTGATGATAATGACTCAACAATTCTTTGTGACACGTCTGCTGCTTGGACTTTGACCTTGCCTACTGCAGGAGCAACGTATTTGGGTCTTAGATACTTGATCAAAAAGATGACGAATGACGCAAACGCTCTGACGATTTCTTCTGGCGCAACTGACTTTGTAACCGAAGCAGGAACGCTTAGTTCTACAATGAAGTTATTTTTGTATGGCGATTTTGTCGAGCTGCAGTGCATGAGAAACCCTTCTGTGGCCAATGATTATATATGGGCAGAAGTGGCTAAGGGTATCAAGCCTCATGTTGCTACGATCACTCAAACTAGTCAGCAAACAATAGCAAATAAAACTTTAACACAAGTCACTTTTGATGAAGATACTATTGAGCGAGGTGCTGATGCAGACCATAGCAATAATAAAATAGTAATTAAAAGGGCTGGTCTTTACAGAATAACTGGGTATATCAAGTATGTTAGCTTGGACAATTGCTGCTCGGCTGCAGTTGTTATGATTGGAATAACGCCGGATGGAGGTGCTCTTGATTATTACAAAATTGGGACTGCGGCTAACTGGACAATGAGCTCTGATTATGACAAGAGGCCTGCTCCACAAACAAGCTTTATAAGGGACTGTGCTGTCGATGATGTTATTACATTATATACCTACCAAGATGACGGAAGTAGTGAAGTGACTCTCGTTGCAAACAATGGTGGAAAACCGTTTTTAGAAGTTGAGGAGATTAGATAATGGCTTTTGTAGAAGTTTCACCAGAACAAAACTTATCCTCTATAGTTGCTATAGCAGGTGGTAGTATGTCTTCTACTCTATATAGGGATGGAGGAATTCAAGTAGATGGCGTTTCGCAAGAAGACTTAGAGGCCGCACTTGCTACCTACATGTCTAACCTTGAGGCTTATCTGCTTCAGCCGGCTAGAGAGCATAAGAATAATACTATATCTCAGCAGGCAAACTCTTACATAGAGGTATACTACCCATCTTTTAGGAGAGAACTTTTTATAGCACTCGCTGAAGAGGCTAGAAACACAGGACTGACGAACAGACTTAATTATATTAATCAACTTCTCACTTGGGTAAAGACGGTCGTTTCTTTGGTTATTTCCTCAGAGGCCGCACTTGAGTCAGAAACCACTTTAGATGATATTGAAAATTATAGTGTAGATTTTTCCGTGTTTGATGCGACAAATCCAAATATCACAGTCAAAGGCGCTTTGGCTATCGAAGATTAATGAGGTAAAAAATGGTTTACTCCGGTGGTCCTATAGGATCGCTCACCTATGCTGATGATGGGGGCGTATCCGATATTACTATAAGTAATGTCGAAGCTACCGCTATCGGTTCTTCCGCTAGTGGAACGAACTCTATGAGTATACCTAACGTAGAGGCCACAGCTATAGGGTCTGCCGTAGCGGGAACATTCACTAATAATTTACCCATCTCTAATGTTGTCGCTGGCGCTATAGGTTCCGCTGTCGCTGGAACAAACTCTATGAGTATTCCGAATGCCGTTGCAAACGCTATAGGCTCTTCCGCCAACGGTACGATATCTAACGCCGAGCTGATATCAAATGTTGAAGCTACTGCAGTTGGATCTACTGTTAGCGGAACTAATAGTATGAGTATTCCGAACATAACAGTCGTTGCATATAGCGAGGCTGAAAGAGGTACTGTAACTAATTCCGGTGATACTTCAGTTAAAAATCGTCGTAACTTCTGTCTAGGGTATGAAGATTATCATGAACTTGATGACTTTTATTTAGAGGTATTTTAATTTTCTTTATTTAGGCCCTGATTTTGTGTATATCTATTTGTATTAGTATATTTTTTATGAAAGGGCAGTAAAATGGCTTGGACAACAGATTTGGTTCTTTTTGTCAGAACCTTAATCGGTGATCTTGATAGCTCAAAATACGCCGACGCTAGACTTCAGCAAATCATTGCTGTCGCAGCGTATAAGGTGAATGACCAAGCAGATTTTAGCTACACTTATACTGTAGATATTGGCGATAGTTCTATTAGCCCAGATCCAGTAACAAACACTGATACAGACTTTACTGTTTTGACAGCTTATCAAGCCGCCTGCATAATTGTTGGTAGTGAAGTAAAGACAGAAGCTGCAAACTCTCTAATGCTCAAAGATGGCCCTTCTGCTATTGACCTTAGAGGCGTAACGGGAAGTTTGAATATAATGTATAAAGATTTGTGTTCTAAGTTTGAAGACTTAATGAATACATATAAAGCAACCAATAGTCTTCATGGCCAAGCTGTTCTTGGACCTTACAGCCCCGGAAGTTCTATTGTTAATACACAGTTCCAATACGGATATAGTCGTTCTGGTACTATATTTGAAAACCAATAAAGGAGATTTAAAATGGCGATTGATGTAGTTCAAAAGGTAGTAGATGGTGACGACCAGCCCAAAGGTGGGAGAGGTGTTGTCGGTGTCGGCGGAGCTAGAGGCTTAACATCGGCTCAGAAGATTGACTCTAATCATACTCTAGATCCACCTATCAGCTCAGCAAAGATAGATCAAACAATAACAACAATTTTTGATAACCTAAAAAATAGGTTTGATGATTATAATACTTATAGTGCATAAGGAGGATTAAAATGGCAGCAGTACCAAGTTTTGCCACAGGAAGAAAAAGCAGCATTGGAACCAGTGCAGCCCAACTTACAACAACACATGTCCATGCTAAGAGAGGCGTTCAAATTGTAGCCGCCTCCGGAAATAGTGTTGCCGTGTATATTGGAATATCTACAGTAACAGCAGACTCTGCAGATACCACAGATGGATTTCCTTTGGCTGCAGGAGAAAGTGTAGTAGTTCCTGTTATAGACCCGTCAACAATTTATGTTAGAGCAGCAAGCGGTAGTAGTTCAAAGGTATTTTTCATAACGGTGTAGTATGCCTATTGTAATTCCCACAGGGGTATTTAATATATATAACGAAGCTGTCGAGCTTTTTGAAAGAACAGTCACGTTAGTTTATCCAGAAAAAAAGGAGCAGTGTCCAAACTGTTACTTAGATACTATGGGTACGCGAACTAGGTCTGTTGCTGTTTATAAGCCCGGCGGTCCTTATCCTTTCGGTAGAGGTATGCCATGTCCTTACTGTGATGGGCTTGGATATAAAGCAATAGAAACTGAAGAGGAGATTGAGCTTCGTATATATTGGGAGCCATCAAAGTGGTATAACGTTGGATTTGCGGTTGATTTACCAGAAGGATCAATCCAAACTATATGCAACATGACAGACCTTCCAAAGCTGGAAAGAGCTAAGTACCTTATACCTAAAAGCTATGGGAACATAGCTAACTATCATACTATGAGATATACGAGAGCTGGAGGCTCTTACCCACAAGGCTTCAAGCAAAATCCCGAAAAGTATGCGGTTACATTCTGGCAAAGGACTTCGTAATGTCATTTAGAATACTAGAATCTGATGCTCAGATAGAGAGGATGATACTTCGAGAAATTGCTCGTGAAGTCAATCGGAGTTTTTCTAAGTTGAAGACCAAGGCTCTCGGACCTATAAAGCAGGCAATAAGATCTTCATTGTCTTCACACCCTGCAATATCTTCCCTTTCTGGGGGAAAACTTAGAGGAGATTTTGGTATACCTAGTGGAGTAGATGTGGTCACCGCAATTATAGAGTCGGTGACTAGCTCTGTTGACATGACGGTTGTTCCTGTTACTGCTGGGAGAGGTGTATTGAAGGGCGGTATTACTCTTACAGCACAGCCATCAGACTATATGAATGTTTTATCCTTGCCCACTAGTACAGTAGTCACAGAGAAAGGTGAAGTTTTACCTTGGCTAGACTGGCTTTTACTGAAGGGGGATACTATCATAGTCGCTAGGTATGGAGTCAAATATAAAGGTGGCACTGGTAGAAGCGGTCAAGCAACGATGAAACTTAACTACAATGCACCATACAAGGTTGATAGCCAGTTTTCTGGGACATCAACCAACAACTTTATTACAGAGTCTATTGAATCCGCTAACAACGAAATAATGGCTATATTAGCGAGGTACATATAAAATGCCAGATGAAGACTACAAACATTTAAAAAGAGTAGAGAACACCCAAGATGCCACTCTTTCTAATCTGCTCTTAGAAAACTTCATAATGTTTTTTGATTGGGGTCTTGTTGATCTCGGTGGATTTTATAGCGTAGAAATTCCAGAAGTTGGACTTTATGGTGGAGATAAGCATAAGCTTAGAGCTGTTGATGATCCTAACTATAATGACGGTCAGGTTTGGGAGGGCTTTAGAAGTAACTGGGTCTGGGAGACAGGTGTGCAGAATCCAGAACAGCCTATACAAATATCTGGAGTCTTTCTGGGAAGCACATTCAGGGCGACTGGTAACGTAGAGCAACCTTTTCATATAAATTATCCAGACGGAAGGATTATTTTTGATAGCGCTATTTCAACAACTAGTGAAGTAAAACTAGAGTACTCCCACAAGTGGGTTAATGTCATTCCTGCAGAGGGTGTGCCTTGGTTTAGACAAATACAGCAGGGAGCTTCACGTTTAGACAATAGCACCTTTACGCAGTTTGGTTCTGGCGATTGGGCTCAACTCGGTCAGACTAGAGTTCAGTTACCTGCAATTGCTGTAGAGACTGTACCAAATAAGTCTTTCAATGGATACCAACTTGGCGGAGGTCAGTTTGTTAACTCAGACATGCTTTTCTATGTAATAGCTGAGACACACTGGGAGTGCAACAACCTTATAGATCAGGTATCATTCCAAAACGATAGGGCTATATGGTTGTTTGATACCAATAAGATCGCACTTTCTGGAGTATATCCTTTAAATTATAGGGGCGAGCTCAATGCAAATGCTTTGCCTAGCGGTCTATATCCTCAACTTGTAGATGAGGCACCAAATGCGTCAGACGCTTCTTATAACTTTAGATACAGGAAGTGCTACATAGGAGACGCAAGAGCTAGCCAAATAACCCAAATAGCTCCTAATCTTTATATGGCGACGGTAAGATTTGGCACGGAAGTTAAGGCAATCTAACCATCTTTCGCATTTTTTGTGTATATAATAGTAACCAAGCCAGAGACAGATACAATATATACGTGTATATTACAAGGAGATTTTAATCATGGCAAATAATAGAATTTTCTATGCCTGCCAAGCTGTAGCGATTGTGCCAACGGGTGTTACGCCCGCTGCTGCTCATATTGCTAAAGGTGTTCAATCCGTAGGGATTAACACTAACTTCAGCTTAGAACAGGCATTTGAACTGGGTCAAGTTGAAATATACGAAAACTCAGAAGAAATTGCCGAAGTAGAAGTCACTATTGAAAAATTGATTGACGGTAGAAAAGGCCTTTATTCTTTAGCTGTTGGGGCTAGTCCTGCGGCGGCTGGAGTTGTAGATGCATCAGCTGTTAAGTCAGATGTTTATTTAGCTATATATGACGACACTGCAAGTAGTGTTGCTTCAACTGCAGCTAAGAGTGTTGTTTGGTGTTCCGGAATGTACGTAAGTAGCTGTTCTTGGACTTATCCAGTAGATGGTAATGCCACTACGTCTATTACGTTGGTTGGTAATGACAAATATTGGAATAATGCTAGCGTTGCATCATCTGCCAAGAAAGCTTATATTGATGATACTGGTACTGGCGGCATGTGGGTCAATAACTTAGCTACAGCTATTGATGGTACTGATACTCCAGCTTCCGGTCTTCAAAGACGACATGCTGGTGTTAGGGTCGAAATTGACATGCAATCCCCCGCAGCTGCAGCTCTTTCTACTAACCTCCCTACGGAAGTTATTAGACAGGCTCCTGCTGCTTCAATCTCAGCAGCCGAAGCAAGTAAACAAAGCGCAGTTGATGCTCACCTCCAGAATATTAGCGTTAGTGCTGATTTTGGTCGTGAAAACATCTTAGAGTTGGGTCGATTTGGGCCTTACTATAAGTATGCAACGTTCCCATTTGAAATTACTTCTGAATTTGAAGTTATTGCAACTAGTGGTGACTTGATCAATGTTTCGGGCGATGCTCAAAACCTAACAGATCAGGTTATTACTATCGCTGATAATGCTGGAACATTTTTGAACCTTGGAACTAAGAATAAGTTAACTTCAGTATCATACTCTGGTGGAGACACTGGCGGTGGTAATGCAAGTATTACTTACTCTTACTCAACATTTAATGATTTGAAAGTAGTAGAATCTGCTACTGTGGATTCATAATTATTTTGATCGTGCGATAGTCGTACACTTTGGGACAAAGCGGCAAGCACAAAGCTGGGATATAAGGAAGGTGATATGGCGGACGCTCGTATCGAAAAATTATTATATAGAATCATAAGAGGTCGCATGAGTTTTAAAGCTCGTGACGGCCTCTTTTTATATATATACGAACCTGATTCTGAAATCATAGAACACTCACACGAAATATACGATGAGGCTTACGATGAGGCGTACAGACAGGGCTCATATGTCGAAGCAGAAATACTTCCCATTCTTATAGAATATGGATTTTGGAACCCTTTGGATGACAGAGAGGTTGAAAAAATTAAAAAAGACGTAGAGGAAACCAAGTATCAAGCTTTCAAAAACTTTTATAATAAAAAAGAACTTAGCAGGTTAAAAAGAAAAGCCATTGGTTTAGAAAAGAAATGGTCCAAAGCGATAGGTAAAAAGAGCTCTCTTAAACATCTAACCTGCGAAGGTGCGGCAGAGTTAGCTAGAACGCAATGGATAATCTCACAGACTGTAAAAACCAGAGATGGTCAGCTTTATGACTGGTCTTTACTTACAATACCAAAGGTATTAAATTATTATACTAAAAACGCTATAAGTCTAGAAGACACAAGAACCATAGCTAGGTGTGATGAATGGAAAGGAATGTGGACGTTGTTTAAGTCTGGAGGATGCAATCTATTTGGTAAACCGGCTATGGAAATAACAGCCCCACAAGCTAGACTTGTCGCTTACAGTAGAATGTATGATAATGTATTAGAGCATCCTGAACATCCCAACGAAAAAATTATAGAGGATGATATCGCTCTAGATGGATGGTTTGTAGCACAAAAGCGTAAAGCAAAGAAAGAAAGAAAAGAGAGAGAAATTGAATCCATGACCTCTAATGACAAGATTAAAAATTCTAACGAGATGTTTGTGATGGCTAGGACTCCAGAAGAGGCCGGAGAAATATTTGAAGTAAATGATCCTGTTGCTAGAGGAACTATTATACAAAGACAAAATAGAATTAAAGATACAGATGGAGAAGACTTAAAACATACAGCTATGCCTGATGTTAAGTTGGATATTCAAATGCAGAGACAGCAAGCAGTTGCTGATAGATTTAAAGGAGGAAGGTGATGAAAAATGGATGATTTTAATAGTTTGCTAAGACAGTCATTAGACTTGAAGGCAAAAAGAGAGGAGAGATATAAAGAAATTTCTAAAACGAGACTTTATGAAATCTCTAGAAAGAAAATACAAACTACTATGATTGGGGCTCTTGATACAATAGAGAAGAGTTTTGGTTTTCTTTGGGAAGCTGATGGGGAACTTACTCCAGAACAATCCCAACTAAAGAAAATATTTGAAGAAGCCAGATCTCAGATATTGGATCGGGGAAATGCTCAAATGAGAAACCTAAAAGCAGAGTTTGTTAACTACGATATTAATTGGAAAAAATACAGCTTAACACTACCAGTTGTTAATAAGAAAGAAGGAGAAGAAAATGGCTAAAGAAGAACAAGATAAAAGAGAAGGCCTTTTTACAGGACAGGATGCAGATGGAAATGATGTAACTGTTTATGTCAAAAAGCCCACAGTCAAGGAATACAGGGACTCACAAATTAGTTATAACAAAGCATTTAGATCGGCTTTAGATAGCGGAGCTGTGCTTAAGAAAAAGCTAAATGAGTACATGCGTGATCAAGGACTATGGGACGATGAAAAAGAGAGCGAAGAGCAAAAGCTTGTAGACCAAATGATGTCTCTTGAAAAAGTTCTTAAGTCAGGAGGTATCCCACTTAAGGATGCTAGAAAAACAGCTTTAGATCTTAGAAAGGTAAGAGGCAGATTTAGATCTCTTGTTGCAGAAAGAACCGTCTTAGACGCAAACACTGTTGAGGGTCAGGCAGATAATGCTAGGTTTAATGCTCTAGTTAGTCTCTGTATTCTAAAAGAGAATCAGTCAGGACCTTTCTTTGCTACTCAGGAAGATTATGATAAACGTGCTGCAGAACCGTTTGCTGCAGAAGCAGCATCTAAGCTTGCAGGATTGATATATGAGTTAGATCCTAATTATGACGATACTCTTGAAGAAAACAAGTTCTTGTCTACTTATAACTTTGCTAATGAAAATTATGAGTTAATTAATACTGACGGTCATCGAATTGCTTTAGATGAAGACGGTGTAACAGAAAGGCTAATCAACGAAGACGGCAGATATATTGCTTATAAAACTGATGAAGGATACAAAAATCAAGATCCTGAACAAGCTTATTTTGTTAACATTGATGGTGAAGAAGTTGACGAAGAAGGCACTGTTGCTGGCGCATTCAGTCCGTTTTTAGATGACAGCGGAAAGCCTGTAGATGTCCCTAGTAAAGAGGAAGCTTCGGAAGAAGAGGTTGAAGAAGTAGCAGAAAAACCTAAAAAAAGAGGTAGACCTAAAAAGACTGAAGAAATTACATAGTTTTTGTGTATATAACTTTGGACAGTCTTAAAAAGGGGTAGCAAAATACTAAGGTATCGTGCTGCCCCTATTTTTTTTATTGAAAGGTTGATAAATGGCAGGCAGATTTGTACTAACGGCACAAATGCAGTTGCAAGCACCTACGAATACCCGTCAGGTTATTACGCAGGTACGCCGTCAGCTTTCGCAAGCAAATATAACTATTAACCCAACAATAAATACTCAGGCATTAGCTAATGCGAATAAACAAGTTCAGAATGTTGCGAACTCAGCTAAATCAGCTAGTGCCAATTTAAAAACAGCTTCTAGATCAGCAACCAGCCTTGGTTCTGCTCTTGGCGCAGCAGCAAGAAGATTTGCGTCTATTACTATTGCTACTGGAGCTTTCTTGGCTTTGGCTAGAGGTATAACCGAGGCGTTTGGTAGAGCTGTAGATTTCGAGAAAGAACTGTTAAAGATAAGTCAGGTCACCGGCAAAACCATGTCGGGGATGAAGAGCCTAACTGGAGAGGTTAGTAAACTATCTACGAGTCTTGGTGTCTCTTCTAGCGAATTACTTAATGTAGCGAGGACACTTTCTCAGGCAGGTTTTTCTGCAAGCAAAACACAGAAGGCGTTAGCTATACTGGCTAGGACAGATCTGGGAGCAACCTTTGATAACTTGGCTGACACTACAGAAGGTGCGATTGCTATACTTAGGCAGTTTAGGAATGAGGCTAGGGCGACAGGTGGAGACCTAGCGTTTCTTGAAAAATCTTTGGATGCAATCAATACAGTTTCTAAGAACTTTGCTGTCGAATCTGCCGACTTGATTTCTGCGGTTCGTAGAACTGGGGGTGTGTTTGAAGCTGCCGGAGGTAAAATCAATGAGTTGATAGCCTTGTTCACTTCAGTGAGAGCCACGACCCGTGAAACTGCAGAGACTATCGCGACTGGGTTTAGAACTATCTTCACTCGTATACAAAGAACTGAGACTGTTGAACAGCTTAGAGAACTTGGTATAGAGCTTAGAAATGCAAAGGGTGAGTTTGTTGGTCCGCTTGAAGCAATTAAAAGGTTGCAAATAGGTCTTTCCGGTCTTTCGGCTACGGACTTTAGATTCCAAGAAGTTGTTGAACAGCTTGGTGGTTTTAGACAGGTCGGTAAAGTCATTCCATTATTAAAGCAGTTCGGCACAACACAAGAAGCTCTTGCCTTAGCTAATCTTTCATCTGGATCAACAGCTAGAGATGCCGCTACAGCACAACTAGGTTTGGGCAACGCCTTCGCAAAACTCAAAGAAGAGTTTGACAAAACAATACGTGATATTGCTGGCAGTGATACTTTCCAGACTTTAGCTAGAGGAGCTATTAGATTTGCAGAGGCTATACTAAATGTAGTAGATGCTCTAGAGCCCCTACTGCCTCTCATGACAGCTTTGGCGGCGTTTCAGCTAGGTAAGATTGCTGTTCCCGCAATTGGTAGATTTTCTGGACTTGCCGGCAAGAATCAGGGCGGCAAAATATATGGCTTTAATAGAGGAGGCTTAGTCCCCGGAAGTGGTAATAGAGACACTGTGCCAGCAATGCTTAGTCCGGGCGAGTTTGTAATTAAGAAAAGTAGTGTACAGTCTATCGGAGCTGAAAATCTTGCTAGAGCAAATAAGTACGCAAACGGTACGGCTGGAACAGGAGTGCCTGCAGTCGCCGCCGCATCAGCTATGTCGAAACAGAAGGGTGCTGCCACTAAGAAAGCAGTTAATATTCCTCCTCTAACAATGTCGCCTAAAGCTGGAGCTATTGGTGGGGCGGTGATGCTTCCGGTAGGAACCCTCACCACATATACTCACGGAGGCGGATTTGCAGGTAAAGGCGGTAACCAAATGGTTTTGGGTAATCAGCTTCCCGCCAACGTACAAAATACACTTGCACAGAAATATATGGGTGGAGATAGAAGCTTGCTTGCGAAGCAGCGTATTCCTTTTAATGTAGGCTCTGGATCTTATCCAATATCTGCACCTCAGCCACAAAAGTTAAGAGGAGGGAGATTCGCTAGCATCATTCAGGCCGCAGCTATGGATGCTATAAGTACTGGTGTTGCTAAAGCATCAACAACGATAGGATCGTCTGGACTGCTAGATCTTTTACCAGCTCTTAACGTGAATGAGAGCAAAATTGCTGCAGCAAGGACCTCATCCGCTTTAGATGACACGGCTGTAGAGTCAATGGAAGGTTTTATACAAGAAGGTGTTATTTCCGCAATGACCGGAGCCATTCCATCTAGAGGTAAGGCTAGCTTTGACCTCGGGTTTGGAGAGGTGTCACGCAACAGGCAAAGTCTTACCGCTCTTTATGGTGACAACATGTCTTTAGCTAAAGTTATGGAGGTAAAAAGGAGCAAAGCTGAGGCAGCTAGACCTACGGGGATTCCTAAGAAGTTAGGCAACTATATCGCACAAAATCCATCTCTAGCCTTTGCACAAGGTTTATTTAATGTAACAGGATTCAACAAAGGCGGTCAAGTAGACACTGTTCCTGCCATGTTAACTCCCGGCGAGTATGTAATAAATAAATCATCAGCCCAGTCTATAGGCTATGGCAATCTAAACAGAATGAACAAAAGCGGAGTCGCTCACTTTAATATGGGTGGCGGAGTAGGCCCTGCATCGGCTATGAGGGGAGGCCAATCATTTATGGGGGGCGGTGGAAATCAGGGCATGATGGGAAGTGCGACTTTAGGTCCATCTTTAACGGCGTTTGCTGGCCAGCTAAAAAGCGCTACGCCCATTCTTGCTCAAATGAAGTCTGGACTCACAATGGCTGGCACTACTGCAAAAAAACTTGGAGGTGGCGTACTTAGGACTTTGGGTCCGCTTGGTCTTATGGATGGAGCGTTCAACCTGAGCGGAAAAGCCTTCCAGCAGCTGGCGCAAAAGGGGCAGGTGACAGGCCAGCAGACGCAGGCAGCCGGAACTCAAATTCAAACCGCCGGAGGTAAGTACGCTGCATTTGCTCCTAAAGGTCCTGCCCCTACCGGAGTAGCTCCCACAGGTACAGCTCCTGTTCAAAACGCTAAAACTCAGAAAGCCGCCGGAGGAGGCATGGGCGGAATAGGCAATGCTGCTATGATGGCTACATTTATGGCTCCTATGGCGCTGGAAGCTACTAACCTTTCGGAGGCCACTAAAAAAGCCGCCAGTGGAGCACTTATGCTTGCTGGTGTACTAGGAATGATTATAGTTCCTATGATTGCACAAATGGAAGCTAAAATAGCTGAAACTGTAGCTACTGGAGCCAATACTTTAGCAACCGTGAAGAACACAATAGCGCAAACTATTGCTAACGCTCCAATGGCTGCGCTGGCTGTTGTTGTTATAGCTCTTATAGGCGTCTTTCAGTTCTTGTCGATGCAAGCCTCAGAAGCCGCAAAAGCTATGGCTGAATCTGCCGCAGAAGAATCAAAGAGAGTAATAGAAGGCGGAGGCAAGTTTGATAGAACTAGGGTTACAAATGAACTAGGAACTTTTGTAGACGAGTCAGCGGCTGCGGAAATGTATAGCTTAGGTAATGTCGCTAGTGTAGCCTTTAATCAACTTACAGGTTTCGGCCATGCGATAGATGCGGGAAAAGCTTTGATGGAGGGAGACTTCGCAGGAGCTCTCTATAGCACAGTAGCCGTATTTTCTCCCTTCGCAAGAGCTGTCAAGGGTGCTCAAGAGCAGTCAGAAAAATACAGGAAGATCATTGCGCAAAAGGAGGCTATCGAATCTTTTGTAGACGCGTCAGCAGAAACTGCCGAAACTTTAGGCAACTATAATGCAGCAATAAAAAAGAACGAGCAGCTGCAATTAAAAGGCATGAAAGCTGTTAATGCAAACATAAAAGCTACTAGTGATTTTGTTGGCGGACAGTCTAGGGCTGATAAAGCAATGGCAAAATATGAACAGAAACTTAAAGAGCTTGGCGATCAAAATATTTTTGAGGGCGAAGAGTTTGAAGCGGCTAGAGAGCAGCTTCAAAACTCTAGAGAAGAATTAGCAAAAGCAAACTTTGAAGCAGCTGCAAGGGTCAGAGAAGGCATATCAACTATGATTGAAAGTATGCGCGAATCTGGCAGATCTTTTGATGATATATTTGCAGACCCAAGATACAAAGCACAATTAGATCAATTGACCCAAACATTATCGAAGGGCTTTGAAAAAGAAATTCTTGCTTCAGGATCAGCTCGTGATGAAGCCATGTCTGGTGCTGGTTTTGGCAGCAGAAGCTTTGAAGATCTTTCAGCTGCAGAAAAAGAACTGGTAAAAACTAGAGAGAAAGCAATCGCAAAAGCCAAAGGTCAAGAACAAGCAGAGGAAGCTGCCGAGAACTTGGATAAAGCAAACAAAGAGGCTGCGGCGGCAGAAGAAGAGCGTATCCGCGAATTGAAGGCATTGAAGGCTGCCGAGTTAGAATTAGTGAGACTTGAAAGGGCGAGAACTCAAGCTATAAATAAAGCCAATCGCGGATTTGAGTTGGCAAGTGTAGCAATGGGTCAAATTGATAGTGCTGTCAAGGGCTTCTCTGGGTCTATACAGGATGCTAAAGTAAATGTTGGCGGTCTTATAGCAACCCTGAAAGATGGATTTAGCCCAGAAGCGTTTGCTGCAGCAAGAAGAATTAGTCCAGAAATAGCTGAGAGTATAAGATCAGGCTTAGCGAAGAACAAGAAATTAGAAGGCGCTTTGGATAGTTTGGTTGAGCAGTTCGCAGGAGAAAACCTAAGTAACACACAGAGGAAACAAGCGCTCAGCGATGCGGGCATAGATTTTACAAGCCTTTCAGATGCTATGCAAGAAAAACTCTTAAAGCTGTTTGATGATGGATTTGACTCCACAGATATTGCAGAAGCTACGGAGATATTAGGCGCCGAGGTAGGTCACCAAGTAAAGCTACTACAGAAATTAGCTAAAGCCCAAGGTGATTATGTCAATGTTCTTTCTGCTATTGGCGATGCCGTAAGGAAGAACAAGAAAGAGATAGTCGATGCGTACAAATTCGAGATTGATGTCAGACACAAAGGTATCAACAGAATACTAAAAGCTACTGGTCAAGAAATGACTGCGCGTATGGCTAGAGGAATGACCAATCAAAAAGCTGCCGCTGCAGCTGGAATGCGTGGCCCAGTAAATGTAGCTGGTCTTGCGGCCCGAGGTCAGGCAATGAATGCTCGGGTAAATCAAATACAGCAGGCCAGAAATGCTGCTGGCCCAGTAGTAGGAACAGCGGCCATAAAGCGTGACCAAGATATGGCCAACGCCCAAAAGTTATTACAAGACGAGATAACCAGAACTAAAGATGCGCTTAAGGTTTTGGCTGACAGGTCTGATGAAGCCGCAGCTGTTATGGAGGAGATAGACAAAGAAAAGGGCGCCCGAGAAGCAATGCAGGGAGCCATAAAGGACTTTACCTTTGCCACTAATGAACAGCGACAAGGAATGAACCAAGAGTTTATGGCCTTGCAAAAAGTGTTACAGACAGGAAACATAAATGCAATACCTGATAAGTTTAGAGCTGCCGTAGGTAAGCTTTTAGATCAGTTTAAAGATGTCCCAATATTTGGTGGCATGACTGGTGGTGATGTTTCTAAAAACCTTCAAATCAGACAGATGGAGCAACAGTTCCGAATGATGTCAGGCGGACAACAAGGTGTACCTCCCCAGCTAGTAAAAGCTATATTTGAAGCTACCACAAAGGAAGAAAAACTTATTAATGACCTTCGTCAAATAAACAAAGAGGAGCAGGACGCTGCTGCAGCACTTAGAAAGCTTGAGGAACAGGAAGCAAACATTCAAATAGAAGCTCTTACCTCCATGAAGACTGCTGCGGAAAATCTTTTGCAATGGCTAAAAGACAATACCGATACAGCAGTTGAGGAGGCTGATAATGCGGGCGGTGCCGCTAGAGGAGGTTTTGTTCCTGTTAGAGGCTTTGCTAAAGGAGGTAATGTATTCAAGCCAAGAGGCACAGACACAGTGCCAGCAATGTTAACGCCGGGTGAATTTGTTATTAGGAAAAGTGCTGTAGACAAAATTGGTGTAGGAGCTCTAAGTGCTTTAAATAACGGTAACGCTTCTACTGTATATGCAGCCGGCGGAGGATTCATAGAACAAGGTTTAACTAAATTACTTAAAGGCTCATTCGTGGCGAAAGGAGATCTTTTAAACAAAAAGCAAAAAAATGCAGCAGCAAAAGACCCCAACGTCAAGAACTTTCGTAAACTCTATGCGATGGCGTTACAGGGGGCGCAGGGAGCAATAGCGAAGCTTTTCCCCGATACAATCTGGGCTATTAAGGGCTTACAGGATTATGCTTCACGTTATGGCGCAGTAAGATCGAATACGAATAGTGAAGGAATAAATTTTGGAAGAGTCGTAGCTAAAGAGGGCCAACTAATGGCGATGGGCGGAGACGGGAATATTTACATGAACCCGGCGCTTGGGCAAAAACGCACATTTGTCGTACCATCAGATTTTTACAGGGCTATATTCGGAAAGCGTGGTAATCAAGACCCGTTTGCGGGCACACCATTCACCCACGAGGCTGTTAGAAAGGCAGGCGAAAATAGTGGACTATACAAGCGAAGAGTTTATCATACGGCTATCAAGGCTCGAAAGGACGATAACACCAAAGGTAAAATTGGGTCTACTGTGATCGCGTTTAATAACGCCCAAAGCGGGACAGAGGGGCTACTAAACGCCCTTTATAATCCTCAATTTTATGCAGACATGGTTGCACTCAGGGATGCTTTTGCGACAGGGTTTGGGCAAAGATTTCGAGGTACTAGTGACTTTGCCATGGCAAACTTTCGAGGCTTTGCCTCGGGTGGTTCTGTAGATTCTGTGCCAGCTATGTTGACTCCCGGAGAGTTTGTTATGAGTACTGCTGCTGTCAAAAAGCACGGCACTGGATTCATGAAACAGGTTAACAGGGGCAAGGTTCCCGGATTTGCTAGAGGCGGCTCTGTTGCTGGAGTTCAGTATAGGCAAAACGGCGGAGGTATCTTCGGCGGTAGAAACGCACTGATGGAGGCTTTAGATAATGTTTCTCAAGCTATGTCAGCCTTTAATACTGTAGCTAATGCGCTACAGGATATAGCAACACAGTTTGGAAACATGCAGATAACACACAATGTAAATGTTAGCGGAAGTTTAGCGATACCCGGATTTACTCAGGAGGCAATTAACAAGCTGGTTAATATTATCGGAGATTCGGTCGCTTCAAGCACGGCAACCAAGATAGACAATGCAATCACAATGTGGCAGCGAGAACAGGATGGCAGAGTAGCATAATGAGTTGTAAACCTAACCAAAACACATCCCTATTCATACAAAATGATGAGACAGGGACTAATGGTGTTTCGCAGAGAAATTCTGAGATGGACTTATTTTTACAAGGTCCCGGCGGAATAGAATGCTTTACTAACTTTAATGATAGAATAACCTCTATAAACAGAGGCAGAACGCCTCTCTCCGCCTTTACGAGCAGTCCTTATCGTGACAATGCCCCCTCTATATTCGGAGATTTTTCTGACGATACATGCAGCAAATTTCCCAGTGACATAAAGATACTCGACGACATTGCTATAGTCTCCTATAAAGACCATAGCCAAAAAGTTTTTCTGGCGAATAGATCTCTGGATAATACAGAAAAGTTTTTTATAATTAAGAAAACATACACTGTTGGATATGAGTCTACCACAACTGAATACGAACTCCAGACAGGATTAGTATTTATGAATGTCGGAGCTTCTAATGATGATATTTCTAATTTTGTGAATTCTAATGCGGGTAAAGATTCTCGTATAGATTTTACTCTAGTAGATGGCGATTCCTCCACAACTTCAGTTTTATCAAAAACATCTTATTCGGTTGACACTGATGTTAGTAAAGTGGCAGTCAAAAAAGATAGTTATATTACAGATTCATTAGGATATAATCCTAGCATGGATATTATATTCTTTCCTACGACGACATCTATAGCAAAAATTGAAGGTAGTAATTACAAAGGTCTGGCTGTTAACTTTTCACCCACTTCCGCCAACCTCACTTCTTTTGCTAATCAAGGAGAAACTATATTTTCTTTTGTAAATCCTAGCGATTCTTCACAAAATATTAGTTTTATTAAAGTATTGTTTGACGTATCTAGTAGTTCGTTTTTTAGTAAAACAGGAGTACATAATAGATGTGGCAGAGTAGATATATATGAAAGACGTAAGGGTTCTGTTACTGCGGTCGATGGAAATAAAATAACTTTATCTGGGCCAAGCGGTGATGGCACATATGATACAAAGCTACTTCAAGATGGAGATATAATTAAAATATCTGGCGCAGTAAATACTAATAACACTGTCGCTACCAATCATCCAGCCAACGGTATCAAGTATGTAAAAAGAATTAGTGATACTCAATACTTTGTGTTTGATGATGAAAGGATGTATGAACCTACAGACACGTCTTCTCTTAGAAGTGTGTCCGGTGTAACATGGACTCATTATGGCTCAACCCAAGACCTTACTGGTTCTTGGCGCTACTACACGACTCTCTTTTCTCCGAATGGATTGAACGGTCAGTCGGTTTTTAAAGATGATATGCTTATTCCAACCGATCACACCTTTTCTGCTCCTACATCTGAAACTGTAGTAGATTATGACGGCACTTCTGTTGTTGCTGATAAATATAGATTTGGACAGTCTGTAGATATAGTCCGACAGTCCGATCAAGATTTTTACTGGCTGGCCATCAGCGAAGTTGGTGCGCCTTATTCCTGTCTAGAGGGTATTGATTACTATGGCAATAAAAGAAAGGCTAGTCCTGTCATAGTAGATGAGAGAGCTGATGTGGGCGATTCAAGCACTTTGTTTAGATCCTATGAAAACGAAGGCGGATTCAAATTTGTAGAGCCCGATAGCAAGCCCTTTGGCAAAGTGTTTTTATACAAGCTTAGCACAACAAATGATTTTTTGAGTGACATATCAACGCCAGATCAAATAGACGCATCAACTACCAATCCTTACGTCAATACTGCACCATTTCAAGACTCTGGTGTTACAATGGATGTCTTCACAGACTATAGAAATTTGTATTGGTATAGAGCAGCTGTGGCAAATGCTATTGCTGATAATACATCTGGAGTTTTTTCTACGGTTGAAAACTCGAATAAAAGTCTTGAGGAAGCCTTTGAAAATGATGAGTTTTTCTTGAAGACTGATGGTAGCAAAAGAGCTTCCTTTAAGAGGAGATGGGACTCTGAATTCTATAGAGAGAATATAGTAAAATATGTAAAAGACAACACGCTCCCATACTTTCAGAAAAAAGATGCTATTTCATTTAGGTGGCTTACAGACGGCTATAAATTTGCGGATGGCTTTGGCTATAGCATAGCACTTAAAGAAAACCATTTACCAAACCTTACTGGCTCAGAATTAAAGCCTATAGTCGCAATTGCTAATAGGACATTTCCCCACATAGCATCAGTCAGTCAGTCTGCAGATAGTCAGCTAGAGGAACTAAAAAATAAGATAGACTCAGCGACAGATGCTGGATATGACGATAGAGATTCGCTTGATTTCTATGAAAGAAACACTAAGACAAATCAGTTCATAATGGACTTTTGTACTGATGGAACCAACTCAGACAATCTTGGTAATAAATTTAGATGTGGATCTATATATGTATATAATCCAAACCAAGAATACAATTCTAAGTTTTTGGATCACACAACTAGATTGCGAGAAAAGGTTGTTGAGCAAAACTATTTCAATGCCTCTAATGACCTCTCCACAAGATACAGAAACATGGTAGGATGGTATGGCAAGCCTTTCTCTATGCAGTATGTAGATGGTAAGATTATTGCCGGAACAGATGGCGATGGGATAAAAGTATTTTTTGAGGGTGACAACACAACCTTATATAAAAGCTCCTCTACTTTAAGTGGAAGCGAGTTTGACACATTTAATTTAGATATTCAAATAGAATCTGGCTCAGAAGAATATCAAAATTTTACAGCGGCACAAAAGCTAGAGAATGATGATTACAACATATACAATGTGAATAGCAATCTTTACTCTGATCCTATGCAATTCTGGGAATTTTCAAAAGTACACGATGGCAATTCTCAAAGTGTTTACTATCCCTCATCTTCGGGCACTTCTTATAACTCTCCATCGTTTCAAGAAGCTCAAGGTTTTGCCGATACATCTGTAACTTTCTTTAGACTGTATCCCGGCTTAGGTAACATGTATAGTGTTAACGCAGGAAATAACTTTGCAACTGTCAATAGTTCAGACATTGAAGACGATAACATATTATTAAGAACTCCTTTTGGTCACAACTTTAGATCAGACGGACATATTTTAGCAACAAATGGAACGTCCTACAATAGTGAGTTTGATGTATCTGTAGATGTTTTGGCTCAGAGACTATATCTTTATGAGATTAGCGACTCATTAAAAAGCGTCAATCTATTTCAGAAGATTACGCCCGCCATTAATAGCCCAGACAGTCGCTCAGATCGAGGGACTGCTTCAGACTTAAGTTACATAAAGTATTTTAGAGAAGGCACGCTAACGTTTTCTGAGAATTGCGACCATAGTCTTTCTATCGCATATCTTATGGATGATATGTTTGATGTCTTAGATGGAAAAATAGTTTTGAAGACACCTATTGGGCATGCTGTATTTTCTGACTCAGGCAGGAGTAAAAGAATAGACTTCCAGAATGTAGGCAAAACTTACTTTTCATCACCGTATTTTAGCTTCACAGAAAAGTTCGATTCAAAAAAACCTTACAATTTAAACAATATGTTCTCTTACAGGGATGGCGCAGGAGTCTCATCTGCTGATAATATATTTGATGTTTGTGAAGATCATAAAGGTTTATGTTTAGTATATAATATTGATAATGTTTCGGATGAAGAACAGATCATAAGAAAGTTAGTCGGCGCTGAATTCACTGTCGATATAGGTAATAATATTTGCTTGCAGGCTGGTGTCGATATAGGCGCAGATGCAGTATTCCCTGTGATGACACTTTACAATGAAGACCCAAGAAAAACCATAACACAGAAGGGTCATCTGTCCGGAATAAATTTGAAGTACGGAGCAAAAACTGCGACAAGAGCTCCCCTTTATACTGATGGTATGCAGGATAGTTATGACGTAGCAAGAGAGGGTACATTCCAGCAGAAGTCTCTTGCTTTAGGCGAAGCTATACTTGAATGGAGAGGCACATACTCCTTCACGACAGCGGAACTATTTAGATTTATAAGATCGGGAAGTGTGTTAAAAAACAGTTCTGACGACAGAACATTTAGATATAATGATGGAAACGGTAGAGCTACTCTGGCAGGAGAGATAAACACTTACACATTGAACTTTGACGATGAGAACAAACCTAGCTTTAATTCGGAAGCATCAATAGAAGACAGCCTTATTGTTGGTCTTGTCAATCAAAATATTTCCATAGATCCAGACCAATACCGACAAAAATGGACATCCGACATGAGACAGCAAGAGTTAGATTTTGTTCCTTACAGCAAGCCTTATGATGCGGTTGCAAACCAGCATTCATTTGTAAGCGATGTTAGGGTTATTTCTGCTAAGCTATCTTACCGTGATTATGATCTTGGAGTCATAAGAAGATTTCATTGTTCAGCATATGAGGACACTTTGAACAGAAGACTTGACTGCACCAGCTCTGAAGATACGCCGTCAGGAGAAGCTCCGGGAATTATAAGAATAGGCTCTTCAAAATCGGCTGCGTATTTTGATAAAGAAAACACTATTAGTCGTGGAACTAGCAGTGATTCTATTCAGGTTTTGTACTATAACTCAGATGGTGACTACAACGGCCTTGTAAATCATGGTCTCACAGGTAGTGGTGGCTTAGATAGGTATGGAAATTTTGATGTACAGAAACCAGAGATATTACCATTGTTTATACGATCTTATCCAACAGTTAGTTCGGAGGATGAATAATGAGTAAAGGAACTTTATTCCTAACTGGCTCTGTGCCAGCTAGCGGAGATACTATAGCATATGTAAAGGGGATAGCCTCCTCTGTTGGCGACATGCCATTGAAGATAGGAGCTACTAGGTCTTCGACGTTTAGAACATTGAGCGTACCTGAAGTTCTTGGTTTTAGATGCGATGGTATGGGCCTTTTCACACCTACACCGCTTGGTAGTAGAGTTAACTCTGCTCTTGATCTTCAGTTTGCTGGAGGCTCTGGCGTCACTCAAGGCATCGACTTGAATATAGGAAATGTCTCTGCTACAGGCGCGCTAAACTTAGCTATTGGACAGCCTGCACCTGATAACGCTAATATGAACATTGCTTTTTCTGGTGTTCATGGCGCGGTAAACAGTATACCTTGTGCTGAAGGTAATTTACGCACTTTCGGAGCTAACATATTAAATAATAATATGACGCTACATATAAACCGAAACTCTGCGACTGGTGCGCCTCCCTTATACATGGGTTCACCAGATCCTGTAAATGCAGACATGCCTCTTGTTTTGAACACGGAGTTTTTCGGTAGTGGAATTGATTTAGACCAGCACGGGCACGCTCTCGCTTCCTCCAACACGACTCTATTCCTTAACGATAGGAATATGAGTGAAGACCTTGATCTATTTATGCAAGCTCCTGAGCCAGCAGTTGCCGACACTACACTGTACGCTTCTGGAAGCATAGCGCCTTCCGCAAATTCCTTAAGTAACAACTTTTCACATCAGTCGTTGCCATCTCTTTCAACTGCTCCATTTGACACCAGTACAAGTGCAGAGGCTGTAATATCGCCAACAAACTCTAACTCGATATCCAGAAATAAACTTCTTGAAAGCAGCATGGATTATGGATATAGAAGAATTTCTAGCATTGGTTCTACCATAGCTCAATACAGTGGTTTTTACGCTGACAGCTTCTATGAGAATGAGACAAGTAGAACATCTATTGACTCTAACGGCACTTATTTAGCAATAGGATCAAACACTAGTGTGCTATCTACGCAGTATGCTTTGCAAATATTCGAGGTAGTAAACTCCTCTTCCGTCAAACTGAAATATACATACGACAATTTTCTAGAGGAACTCAAGGCTGCTGGCGTAATAAATAGTGACGAGAATTTTATAAAGATATTTTATAAAGATGTCAAGATTTCGCCCGCTCATAAAATTGCTGTTTCAATACGGGTTGAAGTATCTTCTTCTTATAAAGATATTGTTTGTATATTAGAGCCTTCTACAATAACTACATCTACTGTAAGCTCAGATATAACAGATATATGCGCTTTAAATCCGATTGTAACTAAGGAAATTATTACATCTTCTGTTGATGGATGGAAGCTAACTAAAGCCGTGTCATCTAAAAGCTGGACGGCTGACACTCGTTTAGATGAAAAATTAAATATCATTATGGGCACATCAGTCGCTTGGAATGGGGAAGACTTGTACTTTGATAAGCAGAGTAATAGATATGCCTCAGTTAAAGTAATGCTGGCTTCTGACTCATATTCTGGCTACACCACTGCCTTTTCTTTTAGTGACACTTCAGACGGCACAGGATACTACGATAACAGATACAACTTGCCAGAAGGCACAAAGGTTGGATTTGGCAGTAGAATAATCGTTTCCGGAGACCTCGCGTTTGTCTCGGCTCCACTTATGGACAACTACGTTGCGAATAATACTTTGTCAGCCACAAACGCTTCTTCGCCAAACGGTGCAGTTTATATATTCAAAAACGATGGAGGCTGGTCAAATACTGATTCGGTGTATGCGGGAGGATTCACTTCTACCAATATTGCCGGCGAAGGATCTTGCGGATATGAGCCCAAACTGTTTGGATATGATATAGACTATGATTCTGTTAGTGAGTTCCTGTCTGTGGGAGAACCTGTATCTAAAAAAGCTTATCAGTTTGTTGTTGACTCTGATGGCACTCCAAGACTGGACAAATCTTACACATCTACCAGTAATAGGTTTGGTTCATTCGTGAGTTCGTCTTCAAGTAGCCTGTTTACAAATACAGCATCTGAAGTTCAAGACCCAAGAAACTCTAGCAGCACTAGCTACTCTTCTAGTAATATAAGTTCGGAAATAGAACAATACATAGCCGGAGAAAAGGTGTCCAGCTCTACAGAGACAATAACTATGTGTAAAAAGTTTGACCTTCTCGGCTCTGCTGTTCTTCTGGTAGGAAGAGACTTCTCAGCTACGTATGCTTTAGGTAAGAAGGTAACGATCCAGAAAATTTCATTGATGAATCTTTCCGATCTCAGTGGAACACTTATGCTTCAAGGCCCTCTACAATCAACAGGCATAGTAGACTTGTCTATGCAGACATTTGGTACAGCCAATAACGATATGAGCGTTACGTTCGCAGCATATGGTGTAACGGGTGCTACAACATTGTATATGGCATCTCCCGGAGGCTCTACTGGAATAATACCATTACACATGAGGGCGAGCACAGAGCTAGACTTCCCATTATTCATAACTGCTGAAAGAAGACCCTCTAGCGGAATTCTAACCACATATATGTCTGGCCCATCCGGACTAACTGGAGCTATGAATTTGATGGCTGAGCCTCACGCGGCAGCTACTAAACAAGCGGACCTTTCTTTGCTTGGCGCTGTGGGCAACTCAGAACAGCTTGGGTTCGATTTGTTCTTGCCGCAAGTAGACATATTTGATGCCTCTGGCCAACAGAATCTACAGATTGCAAATGCGATAGGCCCCGGAACAGGAAACATAACTGGACTTAGGTCACTTTATCTTGGAGCTGGAGACTTTGGTCCTGCTAGTGGAATAACCACCGCTGTAATGAAAGGGCCTGAATTTCTGGTAGGGTCTGGCGACATGGACATTCTACTTAGAGTTGATGAGCCTAGCGGTACAGACGCTAAAGCTAATGACTTAATGTTGCAGAACACGCAAACTTCAATACCAAGAGATTCTCTTGTTGGCGGTATAATCACAAGAAAAGGTCTAGATATAGTAATGAATGCTGCTGGTCCTGCTAATTCAGGGGTAGATTTAGTATTATATAGAAAGGGCTTGAGTGGAGGTCAAGAAATTGAAAAGACTATGAATATGTCGCTGACTAATATTACTGTCAGTTCTAACGTAAATGTGTATACTAGTGGGGCGAACATAGTTAATGGCGATATGAATGTCGCTATTTCAGGAGTTTTTGGAGCTATAAACAAAGACGCTTCGTTATATACAAAAGGTTATCAACTGTAGGAAGGAGCAATATAGATGGCGGTAACATTTAATCCAGATGGTGGAGACTCAGTAGTCATAGGGGGCACTGATGCCACTGGGCCAAACCCTAAGTACAGTATCTCTGCAGAGAGAGTGCAAAGCGAACAGGGCATCTTGCTTGATGTTATATACAATATCACTGTTACTGGCTCAATGCTTGCAAGCGGAAATATAACCACGCTCGGCGCCCGTCAGGGCAACTTAATGGCAAGGCAAAATGCGCTCTTAGCATTGCTTGAAAACAAGCGACCTACCGGGACATTAGATATAGATCCCTATGGATCAGGTTCAACTGGCAAAAACTTCACCTTTAGTGACGCAAGATTAGTTTCCGTAGATTTTCCCGAAGGAGACGACGAAACTGGCGGGACTCAAACCGCAGAGTACACATTCAATTTTGAAGCGCATGCTGCCGATAGTGGAAAACAGGGCTCCATATACTACTTAAGTTCTGCTGAAGAAAACTGGAGTCTTGCTGAAAATGAAGGGCAAATTTTCGTTAACTCAACAGCCAGTGTTGAAGACGATCCAACCACAGAAGCAGAAGATGAATCTGCCGACGCTACATCGGGGCTTTCTGGCACTTTATTTAAAACCTACACTCTAACTCATACGATTAGTGCTACGGGATATGACAAGTATACTTCTGGAACATGGGGTGTTTCTGGGTGGGCAGAGGCTCAGAAGTGGGTTAACTCAAGACTGGTAACAAACCCAATAGCCAAAACTATTACCACTGATGAGGCAGGCAATACAGCCACATCTTTTAAGGTGGATAGGATGGGTATGCTTGTAGATGTGGCAGACGATACTAGCACGACCGAGGTAGATGAGTCCGCAGATAATATTTCTATGATAGATCTGTCTACATATACTGCGTATGATTACAAGAAAGAGTTTAGTCCTGACACCACAGGTGGAACTTACGCTATAACAGAAACTTGGATTTTGTCAAAACAGAATCATACTGTAGATTTTGATATGTCATTTGACACAGATGAAGAGGGTGTATCTACTGTTAATTTTAACTGTACCATTACAGGACTAAGCAATTCTGTTGACGTTAGAGAGCAGAACAAGATTACTAATGCAGAGACGGCGCTGGCAGGTGTTTTAAATGACTCGTATTCTCTTTCTAATACTTTTTATCAAGAAAGAAAATCTATTGATCCTGACGCAGAGGGAGCTGATACATTAGCCACAGTGGAGCAGGCAATCAGTATTAGCAAGAACAGAATTAGTGGTGTAATTACTGTCTCAATGACCTATAATGATAAGCCGCAGGAAAATGATGATACTATTGAGGAGAGCATAGAGGTCACAGACAACAATAAAGGGCACACAAACAGAGTCATAGCTTTGCTTGCTGTTATAGGGAAAGACAATGGTCCGGTTATTCAAGACATGGGAACTTCTGGGGAACAGAGAAGAAGTGTCTCATTGAACTGGACATTTAAGAAAGAAATTGATCACGAAGGAGCGACTGTGAACGTAAGAGAGGCAATTACTAACTATATTAAAAATAGTGGGACTCACATTAGTTTAGGAAAATCAAAAGTTGAATCGGCAGAGAGTGCTGTCAACTCATATAAACCTGCAGGAACTGAAGGCACAAACTTCTGGCAGCAGAGTTATAGCGAAGGGTGGAATGAATCGACAGGAGCATTAACAATTAGCGTGGAGTGGGCATACTAATATGGCGGAAGCAAATCAAGTATCAAAGTGGCAACCTGAAGCAGGGCAAGCAATCACTGAGCCTATACGTATGTTTGGAGCGTATGTTTTAGACTTTACTTCTTCTGTTGGCTATGGGGCTGAATCAAGCACCCTACAAATGAAAATAGCTGAAGACCCGAACAATATGGTTCAGTCAAGGAATGCAGACGGCGAACCTCTATATTTTCCTAAAAACGCAGACGGCACTGACGATACTGCCCAGACCACTACAGATGCGACAGACGAAGCTACAAGTGCTACAAACACTAAAGTCATGGAGTCTGACCCTGTATTGATACATCATTACGTCTACAAAAAAGATGCTGATGGCGTGCCGCAAAAAACTGCGGCGGGTGAGTTCATTATGGAAAGAGTTGAGGGCTTTCCTGCAGTTGGAACAGCCTGTCAATTTATGTTTCCGGGCAACAGGCTCAAAGACGATACTGGAAAAAAAGTAGAAGGTTTTCAGTTTGCTGGTATTTTCCAGAGACATACCTATAGCGAAAGCACTGGCGGCAGAACATATGATATTGTTTTTGAGTCGCCATCTAAGGCTCTTGAGGGTGTTCAGGTTATTATGGCGGACTTCAATGGTTCGTCTTTTCAGCAAAATAATATGCTTGACCCTGCGGGTTTTACTGTAACCCAATGGGGTAACGCTGCTTGTAATCAAGTTAAAATGCCAGATGGAACACTTTGTGCCTATGAATGTAAAGATTTTTATGGTTCCCCTTTGTTTACTAGTCAGATAAGAAATGTATATAATCCGTATGGTATTTTGTCTAATTACAGATTTATTTTTGATGATGACAACATAACCACAGGAAGAGGTTTCTTCAGTCAGCCAGACATAAATAAATATGGTATGCGACTGATGGATGCCAACACATCTCTTCGGGGGTTAGGGTTGCTTACTTTAATAGAAAACATATCTAAGTCTGGATACAGGTATACACCATATACTTTAAATAGTAGTACATCTTCACCAACCAAGATGACAAACGTCAATACTGTGGGCCTTCCTGAAATACCTAGTTCTGACGCATATGTAGTCCCTAAGTATGATGACTCTGAAGTTATTGGAGGCCCTGTTCACTATGGCGAATCTTTAATGACTATAGATTTCACAATGTTAAAGGAGAAGATAGCTGAGGTTATTACAGATAGTGATTTTCTAAGAATGAAGGGGCCAATCCAAAACGTTAATGCTATTGTGCAAGAAGCATGCGAGATGATAGTTGCCGATTATGTTTGTATTTTAGATCTTGTTCCGGCTCCCACTGATTTAGTTACACCTAACCTTGCAGCCACCGGGACTGGGAACATCGCCTTTGCAAACAAGGGTGATATTGTCAACGGAGTGATACCACAGCTTTACGAAGATAACGATCCAGACAAACCTATTATTGGACCAGCTATATCCTTCAAGATACTGGATAAATCAAAACCAACAGAATCTGGTGTAATTGAAAAAATTATAAATGAACATAAAGGCAAGCCTAATGATCAGAATTTTTATATGAGTTCTAGTCACGGCGCCGAACTTTCCAATGTGGTAACTCAGAAGCTTCTTCTAGGCGGAAAGGCTAGCCGGATATTTGAAGCTTGCGCATTGAATTATATTCCTTCTTTTGGTAAAAAACCTAATGGAAATTGGAATGTTGGAACAGGTTTTTCCGATAGCGACGTATTAACGGCTTACGATGCTAACGCCGGTCTTGTGTTTGAAGATGTTACTATTCTTGAATTAAGGTGTGCTTTAGCGGGCGAAGATACTTGGGTTCTTTATAACTCACTCAGGACAAACTATGGGCTAGATGCAGTACGAAACATAGGTGTTCACAGCAGATTTTCTCTTGCCGGGCTAGACCTATTTAATAAAATAAAGAAGGGTTTCAGTAGCATGAATTCCGCACTATCTGGTTATAGTGGTATGGTCACTTCGATGACTGATAGTTACTTTCATCCTGACGACCTTACGAACAGAAGTGATGTTACCAAACGAGTAGGATATGAATCCAGATGGGATACAATTCTTCACTATGCTCAAAACTATTACGGTAAAACCTTTTTTGTAAGACTTCCTGTAGAGCCCGGCGGTAGGGACAACAATATAAGATTTAAAGATGACGACAAGCACAACTTTGAATCAGCTTGGGAAATTTCTGAAAGTGGTTGGGACCATACTTTTAGAGCGAAGGGGAACTTTAACGCTGCCTATACTGATGAAGGAAAGCTTAAAGCGTGCGCTGGCTGGAAACCTCAAGAAAACCCACTTATAAAAACAGACTTTTCAGAGTTAGGCTCAACGTTTCCCTTAATAAACCAGCAGGGTTGTTTTCGGGTTGATCCCGGCGATGTGACCATTGGAACCACGGATGTGCAGATAGATAAGCAAATTCACTATTTGCCGACACCAGCAAGACTAAAGGTGCAAGTACGCGGTAAGACTTATAATAATTATGACCCTTGTGACGAAAGATTTTTAGAGGCATATGTTCATGTCACATGCCCTCGGGTCTATGAGGCGGACGGAAATACATACGTTTGGAATTATATTGGAAACTTGGCTAATCAGGTTCAAGATCAAGTAATAGCAGGCGGCACCAACCTCAGCAACGCCGCGCTATGGCAGAACAATGAAAACGATAGTGGCTTGTCAAGGATTAGACAGGCTCCAAGATTAGTATACCCTAGTTTTGTCTGCATACCTCAAGAAAGTAATATGTATACTTGGGGGCCTTGGTACGCTTATGGCAAGACAAAATATGGAAAGGCTGAGGTAGAACAAGACGAAAATCTTAGACCAGAAGTCTTTGGAGATGTTGAAACTTTGGACAAGGCCGCATTTAGTCTCGTGAATGCCGCTACTGCAGATATGTATGCATCCGAAAGCGGTAGCTTATCTCTTGCTGCTTTTCCTCAGTACAATATGGCAGAGAGGTTCGATGTAAATGGTCCATACATAACCAAGATGGATGTTTCTGTCGGTACAGGAGGCATGACGACTAATTATACGTTTTCTACTTGGACAAGAAATTTTGGGAAAATTGCCAAATATAATATAGAAAGAATCGCTGATATTAATAAGGCCAGAATCAAGCGATTTAGAGAGGGCGGAGCTGGATCTTTAGGTGTTTCTGGACATGGTGCGGCAGGTTCAACCAGAACTAATGATATGAACAATCAGGAGGTTGTAAGAAATAGGAATGGCAGTAACTTCTTCACTGGATTTGCTTTCCCTGAAGAAGGAAAATTAAACGCTGCCGGAGCAAATGCTAATCCGTTTCATCAGAGAAGAACCTCTTGGGATATGAGTATGATCTTTGGTGGTGCTGCACATCCAGATTTTGTGAACAGAGATTACTATGATGAAGAGGGAAACTATCTTCCCGAACTTAGAGCCAACTCTCCTGATCCCAATAGTATTCCCGAATATTATCAGACATACGACAGAATGTTTGGCTGTACTCCTGAGCAAATATTTACGCCTGTCGGCATAAAGAATACGCCTAATGAAGGGAAAAGAGGCGACACAAAATTAGGATATGAGTTATTACCATATGTCTTAAAAACCAAAAAGACCACAAACATAGACGGGGAAGAGGACTCCAAGGGTGGCTTTCTTGAGGGTAACGCTCTTCCTACATCTCACGAACTAGATCCATATTTCTATCCACAAAGACAAGGCGGTGTGATTGATTATGGTGCTGTTGTCATGAATGACTATGAATGGTTTGCGGGCGACAAAAATAATATACACATACAAAATAATGATGGAAAGATTCCAACTCCAGCTAATGCAGAAGTAAGAACATATGGTATGAGAACTCCTATGCTTCTGTCCGGATGGGGATACGATATATGTGGTAATCATGCGCCATCTGAAAATACTGACCCATTTCCCAATACCCTTGTTGAGAATGCCGCAAAGAATAGATCTCTTTGGAAGACCGGCCCACTTCATGTTATGTGGGATGATGAAAGACAGGTTTGGGCAGGAGGTCTTCAATTCCTAGAGGGCAAGCTTACTACCGCTGTAGAGCCCGCTGAGGGTGGAGAACCTACGACAGCCACAATGCAAGTATACAGAAGAAACCGCAAAGCCACTGAATTTGATAACAAAGGTAGGCCAACTGCATATGATACAGAATGGAAGCACGAAGCTCCTGATGAAATAACACTAACGAATAGAGATCCTTCACTGTCAGTAGACCCCGGAAATGCGGATTATGATATTTATGTTATGGCTGTTAGGATAAATTATGAGTGGCGAATCGTTTATATAAGTTGCGATAATGCTTAATAGGAGAATAATATGGGAAGGCCCGGATGTAGTTCCTGTTGCGAAGAATCAGAAAAAGGATGTATCATTGATACATATGATGTCTGTTATGAGCACCGTGTAGGTAGACGGGTTCAAGGTGAAAACAGAATAGAGATCGAATCTGCTGGGTATCTGTGTGAAAATGTAGATCCTGAAAAAGATGCAGAAGCCGCTCAAGCTGCTGACGATGACAACAATCAAGAAGAGCTACCTAGAAAACTTCCGAACTATGGAAAGTATATAGAGAGCCTCATAGAGAAACAGTTTGATCATGGAGGTTTTCGGTTTAACCATAGAAGCAAAGTTAAGTATTCTGAGTGCAAAAAAGACTTTGCAGAATACCAATCCCGAGGCGGTCCTTGGCTCCATCCAGAGATTACTTTTGCTCCCCAAGGTCTAAACCCTCCTTGGAAGATATTTGAAGAAGAATATTTTTCCTATTATACTATTGACACCAGTAACCGTCCGGCCCGTACTGGCAAACATATGCCTATAAGATGGAAAGTAAAACTTACTCTTGAAGATGATAATGGCGAAGAAAGAGGGATAATTGTAAGCCATGCTTATAATCCAAAGCCACAGGTAATCGAATTTAGGTTTCATGGCGAGCAGTTTGGTTTTAAAGATCTACAAGGCGAAAGAACATGTCTAAGTAGAACTGGTTCAAGAAAGAATGAAATTCCTGCACCTCTTTTAAAGTTATGGGAAGACGCATACCTTGATGCGATAAATCCCGAAGATGAAGATGACGTAAAAACCCGGATACAGGTTATTAAAAGAGTTACCTTTAGAAGTGCTACAAGAACCATAACGCAACTTGAGCCTGTTGGGAGAATCCTTAGTAGTTCCAAAAGGATGATCCCTTGCAGAATACAATACGAGCTCAAACTAGAGCGGATTGATGGTGGCGAAGTAGAGGAGATGGAAATAGACGATGTGCTTTTATATAATCCACAGCCACAGGAACGTGAAAGTTTCGGCTATCAGGGAGAGATGAGAGATAATAAAATCGAGCTCTTCTGCTGGAGATTTGTTGGTGGAAAAGATTCTGACAGCAGCTGGCAGATTAATGAGCCGGCCAAAAATGCTATGGAGGAATTTGGCGTTGTTGCTGGAAGTGCAATGTCTAACTTAGGTTATGATGTTTTTAATTGGTGTCTAACTCATCCGTTTATGAAACACAGTGATGGTACATCTTGGGGACCTACTTATAGTGATTATCCAAGACAGAGTGGACCCAAAACAACATCTAATAGACCTCAAATGAGCCAGTCGATGCCTAGCAATTCAGCCCCGGAAGATTATATCCAAGTCCTATCTGGCCAAAGGCGTCGAGGCATTTCTATAACTAATATACCTAGAAGAGATTCAGTTATAGCCAGACATCTCGATGAACACGCTTTTAAATGCATTGAAATTATAAGTGAGGACTTCCGCGTATTTAACCCTTATGTCACTACAATGGCTCAGATTCCCTCGAAAGATTTTGAACATTATGGGTATCGTTATCCAAGACATTCGACGCTAACTTACAATGATGGGGAAAAAAGCGATAGCTCCGGCAGATTAAGAGACGGAATAATTCCCAATAGAAAAGTTCTTCAAAAGCCAGATAGAGTTTTAAGGCCAGAACCAGATCCGGGAGACAAACCCGAAAGAAAAGACTTCATGCAGGGACCTGAAGGTTCCGTGATTGATAGAAGAGGAGATGATGACTTTGCCGAGGCTCTTGAAGACTGGACAGAAAAAAGAGAAAAATACGAGCAATATGTGAAAGATCTTGTTAATAATTATAATATAATTAAACAGCCTTGGCTTGGAGGCGCACCATTTACTTACACAGATGTTAAGATAAACCTTGAAAAAGATATACCACAAAGGATGGTCACTTCCTATGCTCCTCTTGGGCTGTGGAATGATAATGCTACGAGCCCTGATCGGGACGATTTAAATAAGCCAGAAGAACCACAGTCAGGAACAATAGACACCCCCATCGGCGGTGCTGGAGATACTGCTACTAATATTACCTTCCCTCGTCAGCGATTTCTTTTTGACAAAAATGAACCACCAAATCAGATGACTAAACAAAGAACAATAAGGGAGAAGAATAAAGATGAATTATTACCCTTGTGGCGTAACGGCGAGGAAGCATTTTATTTGCCCCAATCTTTACTTTCATTGCTTGTTAATGGTCATGATCTGAAGACAGGGTTGCCTTCTCCAAACAATTTTTCAAACCCTAGTATGAATGAGCCCACTGATGATGATAGACTTAGAGATATAATAGTAGTAAAGAGTCGCAGCATGAGGAAGGTTCCCACTGACAAGATAGAGGACATGATGGAGCACGGCCTAGTTTGGTATCCTATTGGCGGATGTGAAACAAAAGAGATACAGAGCGTTGCCGAGTTTGGGCCTTCGGGACTTCCGCAGAAGCTAAATATTCGAGGTGAAAATGAGCCGATTGATGTGTCTGAGGTTGAATCTGCAAGCGATGTATTTTCATATCCTATGGGCGATAGCACATACCAGCTACAAACAACTTATTTGCATGGAATGTTTAGAAATCCATTTTATTATAGAGTGAGATCTATTAGCCTTATTAATCCAGAAAAAGACTTATACTATAATCGGAGCAGGAGGCAACATGTACACTTAGAGGACATAGCTTATGTTAAAGAAGACCTGCAAAGAGGTTCTATTGTCATAACACATGATGGAAAAGAACACTTAAATCCAACTCGAATAAAACTAACCTCTTCCCTATCTTGGAATAAGATACCAGAAGAAACGCGCTGCCCAGAAGACCCACCTGAACCTGAAGATTTAGAGTACGCAAAGGTACTAGCTAGGCAGGACGGAAATACTATTCTTGCTGGGGGTAGAGAGTGTTTTGATGAGTTTGCCAAAACAGACGGGCTTGACTATAAAGAAATTCCGCACTCATTTGTGTTAGAGCCTTTTCCTCTGCATGGTCTTTTTGATAAAGAAAGCAATGATGGCTTTGGAAAGTTATGCCTGCTGTCTGACAACACTGCAGTTGTCACTCCTCGCATATCTTTTAAACACGTCAAAAAGTCTGCAACAAGTGCGTGCTGTGACTACAAGTTTGCCACAAAGGAACAAAGGGAGGCAACAGATGTATTGGGAAATCCTATAATTCCTCCTTGCATTGTTCCTGACGTAAATAGTCCGGGGGAGGATGCATTTGAGAAGTTTTACGCTGATAATATAGTATACCAGACTGGTGCCGTTAGCATAATGAATGTTCTTAGAGAAATTGATTTAGCTCATAATATGACATTTGATGGAGAAGGTGAACCCGAATTTACTTCCAATGTAAAGTTTAAGGGTTCGCAAAAACCAAACTTTGGGTATCTATTTGGAACTTATTTAACACTAGAGTTTGAGCTTGAGCAGCTATCACCCGCTTTGGATTGGGGAGTGGAGGAAGAGGAATAAAATGAAAACAGGCGACAAATATTTTAGATATGGACAAACAGGAATTAGACCAGAAGACTTTACTGGTCCGTGTCCCCAATGCACAACAGAGTGTTTCGATGAGATAAAAAACATTTTTGACAAGTTTAACTTTTGGGCTTTCGATACTGGTTTGATAGGTGAAAAAACGCCAATGCAGTCAACACCTTCGCCTCAGTTTACTATTGGCGGAGGATATACAACAGGGGATGTTGTTACAGTTAAAAACCAAGTGCGCACTTTTTTTGGTGATATACGTATAGAATTTGAAGATAGCGGAAGGCTGAGCGACTCGCTATCTGCAGCTGAAAGCATCCAAGATTGTGAGTACTCAACCGATGTTGGGCTTGGCTTTTGGTCGAGAGGTAGGGAATTTGCGAAGTATAATCTTTCTATTATTTACCAACATTTATTTGGAGAATTTACCAATCCCCCAACAGAAGACGAGATAGAGTGCTATTGTACATGGCTTAGGACATATAATAAGAGAGTGTCTAACGAGCAAGATATTACTTTGGGCGGCTGTCAAGACTGTGTAGCTTCTGACGAAGGTAACGAGATGAAGCTCGTCGATGTCGATACTATCATGGGCACTATCTATCAGAATATGATAAATACTGCAACCACTATAGAGACAATAAGTGTTTACGCTCCAGTTGAGATATTTAGTTTTTTCCCCGTTTGTGGAGAGCTGGTTGTAGAGGAAAGTCCCGGATTTGGCTTTGATCATCTTGAAGAGATTAAAGATTCGTCTGACGACGATAGTCCCGGAGAAACAGAAGAAGGTGATGGTGAGGAAGATCTGGGCGATGGCGGTGCTGAGCTTGGAGGTGAAGGCGATGGTGGCGACGAAGACATTGGCGGAGATCCAGACAATCCAGACGATAATGGAGATACTACCGAGGACGATCCTGACGATGAAGAGGATGAAGATAGTGAAGACGAGAAGAGCTATAATAGATATAAGGGTGAAGGGTTTTTCTTGTTTGTTCGCAGTAAGTGTGAATCTATAGATGGCTCACAAGAATTTCAAATATCTGGCAATTCAAAACATCCGCATGTTATAGGATCTCATCCAACTAGACGCGCTGGTAGTGACCAGAATAGTCAAGGTAGATACTTTCATAACACCCAATATAAAAAACAACTTGGTGTTCAAAGGCAAACTAGATTTACTAAAATAGGGGAAATCTACCACACGGTTATCCACGAAGCGGGCTGGGGTGAGGCTATGGTTAATCAGCCCGGAGATGGAGGTAAAGAATATTGGACAACTATAGATCCTTTAGAATCAACAACTTCTTTAGGGCCGCCTAAATACCCTGAAAATTGCGACGAAGATGAAGACGAAGGCTCATTGGGTGAGATTAAGGATTGCTGTAAGTTTTGCAAAGAGGAGCTTGCTGTAAACGAAGAAGACGAAGACGAAGAACCTAATGAAAACGCTAATGGCATAGCTTGTGGGGTGCTAGAATTTCCTAAGCTGCCAGAAGAACATTATTACAATCTAGTCCCATGTTCAACGCTGGTTTCAGGACGCAATATGACTAGCCACACAGTATGTAAGTCATATACTTCTTTTGACTCTCCTTTTGTTAAAAGAGCGAGCGATTTTTGTGAGCAGCAAAAGCAGTATCAGTTTGAGAGTGCAGGGGCTGCGATTGAAGCCTTTTTGGAAGATTACAAAGAGAAAGAGTTTATACCGGGATGTGGTCAGCGATCCAATATAGCAGGCCATGACGGTGACGTAACAGACAGCTTTGGCGAAAGTGCTGATGGGTTTGGTGGCTCATGTGGAACCGGAACAGGTAGCATAGCTTGCGGGACAGGTGTTTTACTGCCATTTTCTAGGAATGAAATTATAGACCCAGAGACGGATGAACCAACAGGAGAATATGGTAATTGGGGTGAGGCGTATGTGCATGATTTTCCCGTAGATGCAATTGATGAGAACTGTTCCGAACAAAACAGAGAGCTTATAGATAAGATTGTTGGAGTTTGTAAGCCTGTCATTTATGGTAATATAGCCATGACAGACACGGAAAGGGGAACGCCTTCAGGTGGCAGCTCTTCACAAGAACAGGACGATAGAGTTCACTTACATGCGCAAAATGACAGTGGTGATGCGAGAACTAACCCAACGGATTTTGATACAGTCGGCCATAGAATAAAAGGTGGTGATGGTGATACTTTTGAATTAACTAAACTAGACTACCTTATAAATAATGACATTTCGGTTAGCTTCGATACCAGTGATTCCGAAACCTCTGGCTCCCAAGAGTTTTTTGGAGGTAGATGCGGTACACATACAGTTTGTGATTGGTATGGAAGTTTATCTGACAGCAACACATCTAACTCAGGATTTGTTTCAGGCAAAGGCATAGACCAACTTATAGGCATAACTTTCTATACAGTCGATGTAGATGCTATGCAAACACAAACAGGCGAATTGAATGTAGTATTAAAAGAAATTTACCAAAAAGCTTTTACTCAGTCACTTAATCAAATACCTGAAGATGTAGGCAAAGGCGGTTTTGACAGCACAACCATTGAGGGGCTAGTCAAAGACTGGTATTTCGGATTGGCAGCCGGAGGAGTCGGAGCTCACGGAGCTACCTTAATTGGAGGCCTCGGCGCTGTAGAGTACATATATAAAGCTCATAAAGCTGGCACATATTTATATGCCAATGACCCTTTTCTAGTCGGTGATGATACAACATATTATGATCATTATGGAAACACGATTGGTGCTGGATTCGGAGCCAATACAGATTTTGCCTATCTGTCGGGGCGATCCCGTTGCGGGAAAGTAATGCGCAAAAATCCTTGGACTAATGTTGAGGAGGAACAGGGCTGTTATGATATACATGATATAAGCGCGCTTGGTCATTGTGGAAGTTGGCCATATCTTACCAGAGACTGGGAGAATTGTGACGCGGCTATCTTTAATGACGCTACGTGCGAGCCGTATCAGTTGAGAGTTGAGGGTTCTTGCTTCCCAATGGACAAGGTAGAGACATGTAATGAGGGATCATTAGAGTTCTTCGTAGGGCAGTACAATAGCCGTGATGATATTCTTGGCGCTACCTCATCTTTCTACACGCCCGCTCCGCCCTATTTTGACACAGGGCAGAGAATCTTTGATTGCGACATAATTGTAGATGATGTCTTTATGTTTCCAACAGGAGCATTCGGAGAACTAAACCCAGATAGTAATATTATTAAAAGATGTATTTATGACGAAGATGGCAAAGTCAAAGATAGCGTTCCAGAGGAGATGGTCTGCACAAAAGAGGATGAGGAAGGAGAAGAGGTAAAAGAGATATGCGCCAAAGACAATTATATCTATGTGATACATCGAGAAAATATACAACAGATATTCCCTGCTCCTATGAAGCCCCCAATTGTAGGGTTCGGTGACAATAGAGAAGACTTGGGTAAAATAGGCGCTAATGGCAAAAGGTGTTGGGAGGAATTTCCAGAGCCAGAAGATAAGTATGTGTATGCTTGTGGAACAAAAATGTATTTTAGTCATAAGCTTGATGAGGATGCTTTTGACGAAGCCGGCAATTTAAAAGACACTGTTAGCGACCCTGACCAATACATACCTATAGGTGGTAACTATTGTACAGAAACCTACCCACTAGCAACACTCAGCACTATTGATGACTTTGATTTGAATTTATATCATTGTAGTAGATGTGCGCCTAACTATGAGGCCGAGTGTGTTTATAAAAAGGATGCGGATGGCAACGATACTGACGAGGTTGCTGCATGTAAGATGAAGTGCGCTGGGTCAGAGCAGTTCGATATAGCGGTACCATGGCTACAACAATTTGGTGGGCCCGATATGCCCGGAACCTGTTGTGATGTCTGCATGGATACAGACGAGCCTCCTGACAATCAACTAGATACATGTTTTGTTACCTACTATGTGTGTGGGGAAGAATCATCTCCTCATAAAGATGGATATGTTTGGTATAGAGGATTACAACGTCAAACCACATCAGGAAATGCCGTTTTTGATGAGTTTGGTAATGAGTGTATGGGGGAGTGTTTCGGAAACACTATACGAAGCGGAACAACAATTGACACTTGCTGTGCCTTAAATGTTAAGTGTAATATAGTCCCTGTTGATATAGGAACACTAAGCAAAGTGGAGATAGACAAGACTATAAAAATTATTGATTCTATACCCTTAGACATAAGACTTCATTAGGAGATACAATGGCAAAAGAAATAAACTTTTATCAAGGTTTTATTTATTCTAACCTCCCAATAGGAAGACAGGTCAAAATAATGGACACTAATCTTGCTAGTGGGCAGGTAAACCAGCTTAGAGCGTGTACAGTGCAATCTTACGGTAGGGATCTAATAAATTTTAAGGTGGTAGATGGAGGAGGCAGATATACTATAAGTCTCTCACAAGCCCGTGGCATGCTTCTTACAGGTTATATATTAGATGAAAACAATGAGTTTATAGTGATTCCCGACTTTTCGGACACAGACTTATTTAGGCCAGACATATTTGGAGAATATCAGGAATGAGATGCAAACGATGCAATTATAGGAACTCATGTCAGGTTGGACAGTCTTGCAGGTGTGAGAACTGTGGTTTTGTTATATCGCCCGGCGCATCTGGGCGAAAAACCACGAAGAAGCCAAAACAGCCAAGCCAGACAAACAAAAAGAAAAAGATGCCATCTTTGATTAGGCAGGCTAAGAACTTTGCTACATCTGTGACCAAACACGTAGCTAATGGTGCGCAAAGCGCCCCTCAACATGTTAAGAACAGTAGGTTGGAAATATGCAGTTCTTGTGACAAGCTTGAGGGATCTAGGTGCTCTGAATGTGGGTGTTTCGTTGAAATGAAGGCAGGTTGGGCGTCTGAGGCATGTCCTCTTGCTAAATGGGGCCCATACAGTCGCACCGAAGGAGGGTGTAATTGCGGTCGAAAATAGAAAAAAAATGGAGTTAAGGCAGGCATATTGTGTATTATAATACATAGGTGCTTCTAGATATCATAAGGAGAATATAATGGCAGAAATAACATTTGGTATAGACAATCAAGAGAATATTGTCGGCTCAGGACTGGGCTTCTATGGGTCAACGTTTGGCTCCTCAGTTCAAATTGGGTCTTTCCAAGACAGAACATTTGTAACTAATTCTGCGGGAACCTCTCAAGGCCCAGCAGCAAACAACATTAAATACGAAGTTCCAGCTACTGGTAACTCACAAGCTGTAGGATCTGGTATTCCTTTAAGCAAGATAAATTCTGGTAATAGAACCTTCCATATTAACTTCGACCACACGTCTGATGTTAATGTACAGAATTGCCAACTAAAAATATACGATAGAGTTAATATTAATAATCCAGCTTCTGGTGTTGTCACTAAGGTTTGTGAGCTCGTAAACTTTGATGGCAAAACAACAAGCGCTTGGATATCAGCTAATGGTCAAGATAACGTAGCTATGAACAGTAACTTTTACGGTTCTGGTGACATGTTTTGGTGGGGATCTCCTTGGCCAGATTCTGGTCCAGTTAGAGCAGGTCAAGATTTCTACACAAACTCTTCTGGAGTTAAATTCTCAAACTTTACTCAGACAGAAGCTACTGCTGGGCAGGGTAATGGAGACTCTAGACTTGGCACTGTAACTGGTGACACCGAAACTGTTGGTGGTACTGGCGTTGTTGTGCCTTTGTTTAACTCTCCCGGAAGTGGAGGATTTTTCCTTAACTCGATTAATAGTACTGTCTCTGCTGTGCAACCTAAATGGTTACAATACTATGATAATAGCAATCGTCCTGACGACTGTCCTAATCTTGGAGCAAAGACTACGACTAACACTTATGGTGGTACTGGGTTAGCTAAGCGACATACTTGGTATGTTGGTATCTCGGCTTCACCGCTAAGTATTGGATCGAAAACATCATATGGACTGTATGTATCTCTAGAGTACCTATAAAGACTTGAGCCTTTAAGTCCATTAAAAAAGCCCTGCTTCGTGCGGGGCTTTATTTATGCCATAAAGAAACCTCGCCCAAGTTTCCCTGAGCGAGGTCGCCTTAACCGGAGCACCCTTATTCAAGGGACTTTGTTTTTGGGTTCCATTTCTGCCACCCGCCGTCAGGTAGCCAATTTCCATCGGCATCCTTACGTTTAGGGAACAGTCCGCCACCCTTCTTGTTGGCGCCAAACGACAACTTAGCTCCACAGTCCATACAGCGAAGCTCATAGTATTCATTTCCGTCGTTTTCTCTCACGACGAATCTAAGGTTTTCTGAGCCACACTTTCCGCATTTGGTTTCACCAAACACTTCTTGGAAGACAGCGATCTGCTTCCATAGTTCACGGACGGTTTCGCCTTCAAAAGCGACGTTTAGTTTACCTGCATTGTAGTTAACTTTCATTATGCATTTCTCCAATTCTTGTTATAACCCACGATGCCTTCTGGCACCTCGTTTTGTTTAGTTTGATATTTGTTTAGCACACCAAGCATTGCAGAGGCTTTACTTTTTTCTACATCCTCAATGGACTCGTAAACACCCTCTCCAGAGTTGACAAATGCCAAAACATTAATATCTAACTGTCTACACTTATTATCAATAAAATTGATCTGTGAGGAGCTAATCATAGCTGCCTCGTCCCACGCTCCATCGGTGGGGTTATCCTTTTTTACACTCTGCTGTACAATAGATACAATATCTTTTCTTGCCAATTCTTCAGCGGCTAGACATCGTAAACCTAAAGCCTTACGCAAAGCTCGTCCTTCTGCCCTAGTGCTTGCTGTAGCCACAGGATGAGCACAGAATAAATCATCTGTATTCCCATGCCACACATCCGCAACTTCTTTAAATATCCTAGCTTGGCCACTATTAAACCAGTTGATAACAACTTGGTAAACAACAGTAGCTCTGCCGGGACCATTCCCCTCAGTCGCTGGAAAAACTTGATCTGGACCAGACTCTAGAATGTCACCTAACAATAAGTTAGCTACACGTCTAAGACCAGCACAGATAGGATTTCCATCAATCAGTTCATCTTTACGAAAATGTCCCATAACATATTCGTTCCATTCTTTTGTACCATATGGGGGCACTTGAGACTCTTGTGAATCTTCTTCAAGTAGGTTTTCTTCATCAATACTGTCAACATCAAAAATGTCTAATTCAACTTCTGGCATTATGTTATCTCCAATTCAATTAACCTGTTTTCCTTAGTGGGAAACTTTTTGTTAACCCTATTTACAACAGGCTCAACAAGCTCCCACAATCTTCTTCCGACAGCACGACTATAGTTGCTGCACAAATACTTCACTCTAATTACACAATAACCCCTTTTAAGGAGTATTCCGTTCTTAATTATATCATGTTTAACATATTCTCGCAACCCCTTTTCTCCAAAAAGTGGCTTAAAATGTTGAGGCCCATCGACCTCTATAACCGTAGATAATTCAGGCAAATACAGATCCATCTCGTACTTCTTACCCTCAATCATATCTTTTTTATGAAGCTCAACCTCATAGCCAGCCTCAGTTAATTTTTCATACAGTAGCTTTTCTGGGTTGGAGCCATGCTTCACTGTCATCAATAACGCTTCTGCGGCTTTCTTTCTTAGTGCCAGCTTATCTGCTTCAGGCATATTCTCCCATTGATCTTTGGCCATTTGAGATCTTCTACTGCGCTCTTTCTTGGTTACATTTGACCAAGACTTTTCTAGGGAAGCACTGATCTTATCTTTCTCTTCCTCGCTTCTTTTCTTGCCTTTAGTGGGATGTTTGGCTCGTCCATTTTCTAAGGCTTTCTTTTGTGCTGCGCTTTTACTACGCAATTCAACTCCGGAAGAAACAAGTGCTCGTCGGATCTTATTAGGGTAAGTACCAAACTCTTCGGCAATAGCTTTGGTGCTCATGCCATCCTCAACATACATATTGATAATCTTTTCTAATTCCATATCAACTCCTCCAATTGTGCCATATCCCAGTCGTCAACTATACCACACACTGTAGTATTCGCATAGTTTTCAACCATTTTTTTATGAGACTCACTTCTAGTAATTATATTAATATCTGGATTCCTCAACACAGAACAGGTATCATCAAAGTCTACAGGCTTTCTAATCCATTCTAAGTCCCATAAGTAAAGGAATCTCTTAGTATTGTTCTTTGTCTTAATCAGTGCTTTAGCTGTGTCTATACTGGTAGCTATAGCAGTACCATTAAAAGACGAGAAGTAATACTGATTCATAAAAGGAAAAAGAGCCTTCATAACCGGAGGGATTACTGAGGTTGTATAACAAGTCACCGCAGCACTCCTATCTCTACAGAACTTATTAAGGTTATCTATGAGATAAAAAGACCTCTGAGACAAGCCCAAGTCCTCTGTTAAAACCGCTAGGTTCTTTGATTGTTTATTCATCTTTTGCTGTACTCCTAAATGTACCCTGACCACATATATAAGGATATACATGGTACACTTTTAATTTAGCTTCGTGAAAAGCATAGTTTAGCTGCCAATCAATAGGAACACAAAAGGTTTCCAAATATGGAACTATTTTTTTAGCACTCTGTTTATTATAAATTATTGATGATGTAGTGTTAGTGGCAGGATGTGAGGCTAATATATAGCCCTTATCCATGTCGCCATATACTGCTAAAGGAGTTATGATCCCATGATCAAATGCTCCACCTAGTAATATTACGTCCCAATCATGCGGTGCCCTATTAATTATATCATTTATATCGAAAGGATGCCCATAAAAACTACAGTCATCTTCTAAAAATAATGCAAATTCTACTTCTTGATTGATGAACCTATTGAAAGATTCTAGGTGTTTTAGATTTAAAGATATTGACGCCAGTGTCATTTTTTGATATGTGTATGGCGTCAGTCCCGCAAACCCATGTGGCTGTCTTGATATTTCACAAACCTGACGGTGAAAGTCTGGGTCATCATTGTATCTAGAAAGATCTTCATGTGTCAGATCTTCTCTATCGAATTCTGTGACTAACTCGAATTGGCTAATTCCAGCAGAAGATAGTTGATTGAGAATAAACCCTCTCCTTTCACAGAGAGGGCTATAGTGCATTACATAGGTCTTATACATTTTATTTGCTATAGAAGTCTTGCCAATGTCTAACCATTTCTTCCATCATGGATTGGAAGGTGTATTCTGGCTTCCATCCGAAAGTCTCTCTTGTCTTTGTTGGGTCGCCTTTCAGGTATTTCAATTCTTCTGGACGCATAAATCTAGGGTCTTGTTCAACGTAATCATTATAGTCCATGTCTAAGCAGTTAAACACTACCTCACATAGTTCTCGTACTGAGTGTGTTTCTCCTGTAGCCACTACAAAATCATCAGCAGTGTCATGATTAATAATATCAATCATAGCTCTTGTGTAGTCTTTGGAATGTCCCCAATCCCTGTAAGAATCCATATTGCCTAAGAAGAGTTTATCTCTCATACCTAAAGAAATCTCTACCGCTGTCTTTACAACTTTATTTGTAACAAAGTTAGAGCCTCTTCGTGGAGACTCGTGATTAAATAATATACCATTACTAGCATGCAGACCATAAGCGTGTCGATAATGCCTAACTAAGGAATACCCCATAAGCTTTGAGCAACCATAAGGGCTGACAGGAGTCATTGGCGTCGTCTCTCTTTGGAATCCATCATCATCGACGCTGTTCCCAAACATCTCAGACGAGCTTGCTTGATAAAATTTAGCTTCGGGACAATAATTTTTGTAGACTTCTAATAAGTTTAGAACACCTTCTGCGTTGGTTTTAATAGTAAAGGATGGTACGTCGGAACTAACTCTAACGTGGCTCATCGCTCCTAAATTAAAAATATGAGTGGGATTACATTCCCTAACAACTCTTTCCAACGAACACCAGTCCATCAGATCTCCATAGCGGGTTTCTACATGATCTATAATATGATCTATCCTAGACTCTTGGTTTTCTGCTACGGATTGCCTACGGATAATTCCATAAACTTTATAGTCTTGATTTAACAGGTGTTCCGCAAGGTAACTTCCATCTTGTCCAGAAATACCTGTTATTAATGCAACTTTTCTCATTTAAAAATCTCCATGTTTCTTAAGTCGGGCCAGTCTTCAATGACCCACTGTCTAGGTTCTCTATTAATTGCTTCAGGAAGTTTTTGTAGACCTAAAGCAGCTGTTTCTGGCGTCATATAGTAATGGTATCCTTCACAGTCTATGTTCTGCTCGCGCCAAGGAATAAAAGGTTTTCTTCCGTCGTGAACCATTCTTCTTAGTTGTTTTGCTGCTTCTTCATTGTCGGTAAGTATCATACCTCCACGACCGAGACTTAGATGTTTTTGAAACTGAAAACTCAGTGACATGAAGCTGTCTGGTATATAGCTATTCTCTTTCCATAGAACCGCAGCGTCATAAACCACTTCTCCTGATTCGCCCACGCCTGCTTGGTAATAATCTTGCCAGTCTTCTTCTCTCCAAACCAAAGGGATATTTAGTTTACGAGCCAAGAATGGAATAGAAGGATAAGTTCTATGGGGAGATTCTACTTGCTTGGCTTTTACGTATCTCAAACATAACTCAACGCCATGAGTGCAGCAATCTACAGCTACTCCATAAGGAGCGCCAAAAAATTTAGCCACTTTCTGTTCAAGTAGTTTTACATCAGGTATTGTGCTCATTTAGGTTTATATCCAACTCCTATAAGTCTTGGAGGAAACATACTGTGATACACGACAGCATCATCGAAGTCTTTGAGCGCGAAAAACTTAAAGAAATCGGGACTAAATCTATAGCAGTCACAGTCGGTATGGTTCTCATAACAACTAGTGCCATGTCCCCAATGGTCTCTATTGTCTACAACAGCGTACTCTGGCTCTCCTACAAATCCGGGAATAGCTATCATTAAAGGGCATCCGGGCTTCAAAACTCTGTGCATCTCTTGTACTGACAGCCAGAACTTAGGATCATGCTCAAGCATCATCACAGTGTATACAAAGTCAAAGTAATTGTCTTCATAGCAGATATCATTGCCGTTACATAGTATAACATCAAACCCATTTAGATGTCCTAAATCCTTTTCGTTAGTATTAACCGCAACGCCTTCTTCTACTGGATTGTCATGAAAATATTGCATGTTTAGAACAGCATGAGGAAATGCACTATCTCCAACGCCTAGAACCTTGCCTTTAGGCGCTATCTTAGTAACTACATCATTATAAACCGTATCTATATGTACGCCTTCCCATTTCTCTAATCTCATTTTGTTCCCTCTATATTCAAACTAATTAGTGTTCCATTGTCTTTATCCATATGCGGGATATAGGCTTGAGAGTGGTCATCGAAGTTATGATGCTCCGTATCTCTCCAATCATATCTAGCAATGTTTTGTATTCCTGCAGATGATAAAAGCGTTGATAGCTCTTCAAAGTCATAGACTGTTTTGTGATAAATAATATCATCACCCATCTGCATCTTACCGTAAAGCGGGCCGAGAAAGTTACTTAATTTTGTATTATCAAGAGTATTCTTGCCCATTACATACATAATAGCCATAGACTCAAAATCTGGCACAGCTATTCTTAATACTCCACCCTTTTTCAATACTCTCGTCCATTCAGTAAGAATGTCAACAGCTTCTTCTCTATCGAAGTACTCCAACACATGAGAGGCATATATTAAATCAACTGTTTCATCTTCGTATGGAAGCTTAGTAATATCATTGTGGTCTAAGTGTTCATAATCACCACCATCAACATGAATCCAGTCACCTCCAAAATTTCTCCATCCACATCCTAAGTGAAGCCTCATATTTTTTCCCATTCTTTAATAGCGTCCTTTAAAAACATTTTCATAGAAGCTGTTTGCGTGCGTGTTAAAACTTTTTTGTAGCCAAATGGCTCTGGCGCAAATATATGGTTGCCGTGCAGAGATGTCTTTTGATCAACACAACCAAAGTCCTCTGTTCCTTCTTCACCAACCAATTCTGCCTGTATCTTTCTGGAGTTTTCTATTCCACATTCTTGTGTTATATCATGTCTTTTATTATCATCAATCTCTATTGAAAAAAAGGTCTCAAGGTTATCGAAAATATAATCATAGTTGTTCCAAAATTTTTCATATTTGATTTGTAGAATGTGACCCCTATGATGGTCTAAGTCTTTAAAATACCATTGATATAGTGTTTTTATCCTTTTTGCATGATGTGCAAGTAAATCCTCATCAATCCCACCGAGCTCATAACCTTGTTCACAGTGGTGTACTCTAGCATACGATACCAGAACATCCAGCGGATACCTACAGGAGCTCACAATCAAAGCGTCACGGGAGTTATAATGGAGCGGAGGATGTTGTGCAAGGTTTTCCAGCTCTTCAGGGAACAGACTATCTAACACCCTACAGATAAGTGTAGAGCCTGTTCGAGGCAGACTATATTGTACAATATTACGCATCAAATACCACCTTATCCGCATCTTTACCAAAGTATGGACCAGTCTTAAATTCATAGACTACAGTTCCGTCTTCTAGGCATTCATATTTATGGCCACCCCAAAAACTTATAGTACACCCTCCGGCAGAGACTATAGCCGGTTCATCCATTTGATTTTTATCTTCGTCATAATATGTTATTTTTATCTTGCCCTTAAGCACAACCCATGCCTCTTGAGTTGTGTCAGTTGTTCTTTCACAGGGGATATGGACATGCGGATCAAACTTCTTGCCGTCATCCATATTTATAATAGCGCACTGCAAATATTCTCCAGCGTCGGTAGCATCAAACCTACCCTCTTGGTATTCGTCGGCGTTGAAGTAGCAGTGGTAAAGCTTCTCGTCTTTATATATCTTATGCATTTAATAGCTCCTCATATAGTTTTATATCATCCTTGTATAGCTCTGAAACTATAGCTTTTGTTTCTTCGGTGTAACAATCTTCAAAGTGACGATGGGTGCTTTTGTTAATCACAGGCACTTCATCAATTTTATGGCCATATATAATAGAATATAGATCTCTAGTTTCCCGTTCTAAATTTTCAAACAATCCAATATGATCGAAGTGTTCTTTTCTGCCAATCCTACGCATCATAGGCATAACGTGTTGCTGTTCTAGATAGTGCTGAGGGTTTTTGCTAGCTAGCTTGAGCCAGTCTTCAAAAGTATTGTTTGTAATATCATACTTTAACGCATCATTTGCGTCACCCGACCAGCACCCGCCAGCCTTGAGGTAATAGAAACAGCTGACCAATCTATCAAATGGGTTTCTTATTACAGTAAATGAATATCCTTCTGGTTTAGATTCTACGAAACCATGTCCAGAAGTCAGCCCAATACCGCTAAATACATGCTCCCACATCTTACCGCCAGTCTTCGGGATATGAAGAAAAAAATACTTTTTGCGGTTGTAAGAAAATTCTCCAGCCATTATATACCCTTTTTCTCTAAGAACTCTAATAGTGACTCCGGTGTTGAGTGATATGGCACCTGTCCATTTTCAAATACTGGTTGCTCTAGATATTCTAATAATTTTGTATCGTTTAAAAGCACATCGTGTATATAATTAACAGCCTCTTCGCTAGACTCAAAATCACTAACATCAATAAACGCTTTCTTATTGAAGTCTTCACCTACATTTGCTGGTCCCCAGTATATGGGCAGACAACCAGCATAAAAAGCATGTAGTATCTTCTCACATACGTATCCTTGTCTGTCATCGTTCTCAAAACATAGGTTCGATTTAAATTTAGAAATAAACTCTATCTTCTCTAAGTAGTCACTGTTTCCCGGCTTTTCAATCATCTCTGTTGTATTTCTTAGGAAGTCTCCTCCATGTGCTACATCCATTCTTGAGGATATGTAAGGATAAAACTCTGCTCTCCTACCAAGCGTTCCAGACGCTACTGAGCAACACAACCTGTCTCTATTAGCTATCTGCCTATTAGATAACTCGTCTATTGATATATAGTATGTTGGTCCTCGATTAAGGTCATGCGCAGGAGCCCCATTCCAGTTTATTTGTGTAGACCAAAAGGGAATCCTATAGTTTCTCTCATCATCAAGATTACAACTGTTAAAAGAATAGTCACATTTACTATAGTCAGGTTCCCCTATTCTATTCATAGACTCTATAAACCAAGCTATTGTAATTGCGCCATCATGCTTGTGGGAAGTTTGGCCTTGATGCACTAAAATATCTGGGTCATGCTGAACAATCTCTACATCGTGTTTTAGACTTAGAGCTACTGTTATTATATTGTCATACAGGGGAAACCCACCCCAAAAGTTATCAAATTTAATTCTCAACTTAGATGTCATTTTTTATCAGATTCTCCCAGTAGGAAAAAGAAAGTTTCTGCATGTTATATATATTGTTGGGTATTTGTTCAATAAATTGCACAAGCTTTTCATGAGTTATTTCTCTCCAGTCATCTACGAACAAGACCGGCAAATCTAACAAACATTCGTGCGTAACATGCCTCTTTACTATTGGCACACAGCCCATATGTAAGGCTTCCCATATCCTATGAGTATCAATGCCGTTACCCCTCGGGCAAATACAAAATGCGTATTTAGATAGATTGTATACATATTGATCAAACCCCGTCCCATTAATTGAAGGAGCAAAATCAACATCAATTTCTCCTTGCTGTATCAATCTTACTAGATCCAACCTAGATGGATGTGTGCGGGGATTAAATTGAGTGAACGGCTTAAGAAACCTTTCGGATTGCTTTTCTATAGAGAGCATTGCTGGGCGCTTTGTTGGATGCCAGTGGGTATTCTCCATCGCTATAGGAAGCGAAGACATCTTATTCGATTTGGTACACAGGTTTTGTGCATACCAGTGTATAAGGTTATCAGGCAGAACCCTGTCATCTAAATAAATTTCGATATCGCCATTATGTGTTACAAGCTTGAATTGTGTATCAGTGTTTTGTTTAATGAACACTAGCGCCTCTAGATAATTTTCCGAGGGCGCATACATTACCAACTGCGATTTTTTAGGCATTTCTTGACCAAGTTCAAAGTCACAGATTGACTGGAATCTTTCTCCGTCAACAAAATCCATATAGTCAAACCAGCCTTTTCTTCATGTAGCCGGCTAGACCTTCTGGAGAGCAGAAGTATTCGTACCATACTTTACTTGCGTGTGAGTAATACTCCATCTCCTCCCTGTTATCTAAAATCATATCTATAACATCTGGAAGGTTAGTCCAATTATTATCTACAGTAATTGTTGGAGCCACATTGTACATCGGGACAACCGGCATTTGCTGACTAACTATTACGCAACCCGCCATTGCAGCCTCAAAGAACCTAAAACTCTCAAGGCTAGCCGACCCATTAGGCACTAGAGCTATTTTGGTATTGCTCATAACATTAGCGTATTCTTCTATCGGACCTCCGTTATTCCAGCCCTCATACCAAAGAATTTTACATGTATGTTCTCTTGCCTGTCCAGTGATAGGATTGGTTTTTAGGTCATTCACAGAATTTCTAAAAGCTACTCTTGCATACGGATCAAACTGCCCCATCCAAGACCAGTCATAAGTCCGTTCGTGTATATTTATTGGCTGCGGAGAGAAACCCTCTAAAGAGCAGAGAGGAAGAGGACTAACTCTGTAATCCCATTCTCTTCTGACTGAAGTGGCATTTTTCATATCGTACATAGGTGCGTATTGTTTAAATATATGCACATAAGACTCGTCCTGAGCCTCAACAGGAACATTATGTTTTTCATCAGAGGTTGATATCAAAACTTTGGGATACTTTGTTTCTTTAGGTTTCTCATGATCCCATAACTGTATTACAAAAGAGTAATCTTCCTCTAGAGTATCGCACAGTATTTCAGCAGCTTGCTGATATACATAAGTATCAGGCTTGTCTTTAGCCAAGTTTATTATTTCTGACATATTATTTTATCCATTGTAATGTTCTGATGATGGCTGCCAACTTGAGTGCCATAAGTGACAGGCTAAACTCCAAGGTCTGTAGTAAGATTTAATTAACTCATCGGTGGCCTCATGTCTAAGGACAGCGGGGAAAGCGTGAAAGCTTGTCGTTGGATATATCATTATGCCTTCGTCGCCCATATGTTTTATATAGTGCAAAACACTCTTAGTTAAAGCCCAAGGACCAGTCTGATAAAGCACGAGGGTTTGCGGACACTGTATTCCCCAAGGATTATCTAATCTCATTTGACGTATGCATATATCTATAATGGGATGGTTAGGGATAGAAGCTATGATCCCATTGCCTAGCTGAACTGGCTTTTCGTATAATATACCAGCATAGAAACAATACTTACGATGAGCATGAGCAAAACTAGCTAAACATACAAAATCAGTATCTACATACACACCTCCGTATCGCTTAAGTATTTCATATCTTAAGATGTCAGATTTGTTACCGAAGCTTGGTGCGCGCAAGTATAAATCTTTATTATACATCTGTGGCAAAAAAGTCTCAACCTTCTCATCGTCCCAGAGCCAAATTTCAAAGTCTGGGTTGTAATGTTTCCAACCCTCGATGATTTCAGCATACTTTTCTGGAAGCTTGCTGCCCACCCATATAAAATGGATTATCTTAGGGATCTCGCAGTCTTGGTCGTCTCTTGAAAGATTATTATCATAAGCATCCCTCACCATGTTCCAGTCAGGATCTTGCCTTGCAAATTCTATATCAAATGGAGAGCTTTCCACTTGGCACATTTCAAAAAAACTCATACTAAACCCTCTAATATGTCTATCTCTGTATGTGGACACTCAATAAAACCAAAATGAAGTTTACTTAAATCTATCCTAGCTCCATCTAAAAATTTGTCATTCAAATCCTGCTGACTATAAGAGTACCTGTCTCCATGAGAGTTCGTAGCCACATCTTGAACTCTATTATTAGGACTATTTACAAAGCAGCTGCGAGGAGGACATGCACAGACTGTTTCAAGATCATAAATGGATCTTTGCATCTTACTTTCTATTACGTTTGGCGTTTGGGGCCAAGCACTCTTTGCTCTTGGAATTCCCTTCATTGAGTAGTATTTGTCTAAGACTACAAGTTCCTCAAATACATTACCTATTGTTTTAGTCTTATATATATGCCCGTCAGTAGATAACGGATATCCCCAATAACCTCCATATGGAATACTTGTCCAACTCCAGTAAATGCAGTCAGTATCACCATCACTTAGGAAAAGAGGCATGTGATCAGGCATTGTGCTTCTCACTGCTGCTGAATTTCTTTTTGTTATGTTTCGCCCATTCCTCAAAGAAAAAACAGCTATATTTATAGTGTGTCCAGCTTCATGGGGTAGAGGTGTTTGAAATGCCTTATGTATATTTACGCTACTTCTATAAGAGGTGTAGGCTATCATATCGTCTGTACACATACAAAAGTATTCGGTGCCACAGTCATCAATTATAGACGACACATTCCTAAATATGCTACCCTTTTGACGGATGAACTTTACATCAGGATGTTGCTTCATCAGTATCTCATAACCTTTATGAAATAAGGGTGATGAAATATTATACAAAACAACTATATTGTCGAAGAAGGGCAGATTTTCTTTGACGCTATTTAGTGTAAGGTCAAGCTGTAGCGCTCTATCCTTACTGAATACGGTTAAGGTAAACATCAAAATCCTCCTTGTTTTTCATGAACCAGTCTACTGTAGACTCAAGACCTTCTAGCAGATCTATCTGTGGTTCGTAGCCTAGTCTTTGTCTGGCGCGAGTAATGTCTAATTGTCTTCTCGGTTGACCGTCTGGATAATTGGAATTAAAATATATAGCTCCTTGGTAGCCCATGACTTCTGCGATTGTGTGCGCTAAATATTTAATCTGTATTTCGCCGCCAGTTCCAATATTGATCGGTTCTGGAGATATATCCTTTTCAAGAGCCAAAGAAATAGCGTGCGCACAATCATGTACATGCAGGAACTCCCTGCTCGCCTCACCAGTACCCCAGACTTCTACTGATTCCAAATCAAACTTAATGGCTTTATAAAACTTTAATATCAGTGCTGGAATTACATGGCTTATAGCAGGGTCAAAATTATCGTGAGGCCCATACATGTTAACAGGAATGAGGTTAACCCCGTTAAAATCGTACTGCTCATGATACGATTGCACAAGCTGCATAAGTGATTTTTTTGCAATTCCATATGGCGCGTTTGTCTCTTCTGGGTATCCATTCCAAAGGTCTTCCTCTTTAAAGGGCACGGGAGTAAACTTAGGGTAAGCGCAAACAGTTCCAACCATAACAAACTTCTCGACTTTGTTAAGTCTAGACGCTTCAATTGTATTGGCTCCCATTACCAAATTGTTGTACATAAATAGACCGGGATTATCTTTGTTGGCGCCAATACCTCCGACAGTTGCTGCGAGATGGATTACCACTTCTGGTTTTTCGCTTTTGAAAAAATCAAGTGTTTCTTCACAACATGTGAGATCAATAGATCTTCCTCTAGGGACTAGATTTGTGTAGCCCTGTGACTGCAGTCTTTCCACGACAGCCTTGCCTAGAAATCCAGTACCTCCAGTTATTAAAATCTTTTTGTCTTTATACATTGGCTGTATTCCTAATGCTATCCCATTTATTTAAGATCCTAGTGGCGTCTACTTGCAAACCAAAGAGGTTCAATATCTCGGAAGTCCTATGAAAATTTGTGTGATTTGAGAGCACAAAATCTTGACCCAAAGAAGCAAGAGAACTTCTCTCTTCTGTATTGTCTATATAATACTCTATCTTATTGACAAAATCCTCTGGTGACTCTGCGAATACGACCCCGTTACCATCGAAGATTTTTCTTATTGCTGTTACATTATCAGCAACGCAGAAGCCGCCAGCACATAATATTTTGAAACATCTTTCATTAATGTCAAAACCATACTCGTGTGCATGAGGTTCACTTAAGTTAGGACATACCTTAGCTGACTTAAAAAGATCTTTTACTTTGTTATCTTTTATAAAGCCGCAATACTGATTCACATGCCAAGGCTGGTTGCCAAAAATCTTGATATTATATTTGCCTACTGGGTGACACATCGGAGTAAGATACTTATCAATTATAATACCTTTATGTGGCCAGTATCCACCAACAAACCCTATATCGCAGGCTAGAGAGTCGTCATATGAAGCTCCAGAATACTCATGTACATCTGCGCACATTATAATAGACCTAGCATCTATTCCGATATTCTTATATGAAGAGTGTGTCTGGTCTACAGCGTCTTGCGCATAGTGTATATGTACAAAATCTGGCTTACCTGTCTCTTTCTTTAATTTTTCCAGTATTCTTTTTTCATTCTCTGATATATGCAGAACATTGAATCTAGGGTCATGTTCAAAGTCTCCCCAGTCTCCTGCCCTGAGACCCACCTTAAGATGAGGTCTTTCATATATACATTTAAGTAAAGCGCTATCTAAGTTATAAGACTGCCCTAAAAAAACGTCCGGCTCAAATGTATCAAATACATCAAACGCTGGAGTATTCTTGCAATCCCATAAAAGAGTTTGTATGCCGCCCTCAGTAAATCCTTTTAGCCATGCCGCTCTTTGAAAGTAGTGTGCGTGCATGCCGTCGCTAGAAATTAAAATTTTCATTATTCAAATCCTTCATGGAGTCAATTTCTAATATCGAGTTTTGTGGGGCGTAGTGTATGTTGAAGACGCCACCTTTGTTAATTATAGCATTAAGAATCTCAAATGTCAATAAAGATTTCATTTCTTGGTTTGGTTTTTGACATATTTGGCGTAACATGGACATTTCTTTACCTTTGAGAAATGCAATCTGGCACCATTTGTTATCAAGTCCGTAAGAAAAAATAGTAGCCCTTTCTCTGCTTTCGGTGACACCAACCTCTTTGTCTGACATGTTTCCTTGATTGTCACAGACGATAAACGACCTAGAATAATCTAAGTTGCGAAAAAACTCTTGCCTAAAATAAAGGTCTCCGTGAAAAAAAATAATATTATCATCTTTAGTATTATTCACTATAAGTCTAAGTGTCTCAAAACTCCCAGATGTTTGATATAGCTGGTTCTCAACAAACTTTACTGATTGCCCTATCCTCTTCATTATCTTCCAAGGTTCATAGCCTACACCTACAATAATTTCAGGATTAGAAAATGTTTGATTGATTAGCGATATTTGGTGTTCCAAAAGCGAGGTTTCTCCCACCTTTAGTAGAGCTCTAGGTTCATGTGACTTGATTCTAGAGCCCACACCTGCCGAGAGTATAGCTACCGGAGATGACTTCGGAACACCCTTTATTTTATGAATAAATCTAGACATTTTCCCTCAAAATTTTAGCATTTTCTTGAAATATATCTGAGGTCATTTTCATAGACTGGTTCTGTCCGGTTTCACGAACAAAAGAAAGAGGTTCTGGGATATGTGTTATAATACAATGTTTGGAAAGCCTCAACCACAAATCATAGTCTTCAGTACATCCTATAAAAGCTTTGCTTCCCGGCCCATGTAGCCTACTATCATAGAACTCTTTATTTGGCAAAACTATCATTTCTAGATACTCTTTTTTGATAAGTCCTGCACTATGAACTATACATTGGTTGTCAAGTTCTTTTCTACAATAAGGATACTTGTATTCATACTTAGAATAATCGTTATCGTTGTAGGTCTTGTGAATTATATAATCTGAGTAGGTAACTCCAACCTCTTCATGTTGCGTAAGCTTTTTAACTTGCTTTCGCACTTTGTCACTGCGATATGTATCATCTGCATCGAGAATAGCAAACACATCGGCCCACTGCCAAGCCTCCCATATCGCTACGTTTCGGGCTGTACTAGCTCCGGAATTTTCGATACGATAGCACCACAGATTTAAGTCGCTGCATTGAAACAATTCCATCTCTCCACTATAGTATGGTCTTGTTACCTGATGTCTATCTGTTACGGACGATACGTCTTCACCTGCGTAAGTTAATAACTTTTCATAAGACCCGTCGGAAGAACCGTCATCTATCACATATACACGCACTTCGCCTTCATAGTCCTGCTTGAGCGCACTATCTATAGCATCTAATACATAATCTCCATAGTTGTAGTTTGAAATTACAACAGCAACATTAGGAAGTTCCATTTATGAAATCCTCCCAGCTACATATGATATTTGGATCACTTTGTTCCATTCCTTCAACACGATCAACAAAACTAAAAGGCATTTCTTCTCCTGTTTTTGAATTGATGACTTTTCTATTGCCGTCAAGATACTTATACAAGCTGCTTTGAAACACAAGTCCATTTAAGCCATCATACGGCTTGATAATTGCCGTGCGAAGAAGGTCTCTATTTATTCTGTTGTTCATTTTTTCAATAAAGTCATGAGGTATCTCTTGACCTATAGTTGTGACTAAAACCCAACCATTTTTAGCAAAAGAAATGGCGTCATCTAGATGATGTAATTCAACGTCCTCCGATAACACCTGAATTAGGTGATACTCAGTTTCCTTAAAATCAAAGCTATCAGCTAAGACACTCTGTATTTCTTCATTATAGGCGACATCGGAATTTATAACGACAACGTATCTAAACTTTGATAGCGTCTGTGACTTAACGTCTCGGATGGTTTCCAAAAATTTAGGTATGCCCTCCTTCTTGAATGATTTATCAAATATCAAAAACAATCCAATACGAGGCACGACTTCTTTGAGAACTTCTTCTTCTTGTATAGCATTCTCGCCTATTAGATCAGCCCAAGCTTCTGGCCTATAGCAGTTACAAAATCTATCGAAAACAAAGCTGAAGTTTCCATCTTCATCTGTATCTCCTGTGGAGTCTGGGCATAATACATCCGATCTACCCAGCCGGCACCCAACCTGTTTGGTTGATGATCCCTGCTGTATATTTGTCATGAATACACACCCTTTGCAACGCATCTCAATTTGGTTGTTGTTCTGTTGTTCTGAATCTTCCATGTTTTACCTCTCAGCTACAATAATACCCTGACATGTTTCCACATTTAAGTGCTTTTCTTTTACTGTTAGTCCGCACTGCGTTAAAATATCACTTACATTTGATAAATTCAGAACAGAAGCTATAGCTTGGCTATCTTCAAAGAACAGCGAATTTATATCTGATATATCTAAAGCAAGGGACGATACATTGTGACAGATCAAAGAAATATCCTTGACATAAATTGTGATAGTCCCTCTAGTTCTCAACTTAGATAGTATTTTTTTTAGCGCTTCTCCAGCGAATGAAAAGTTAAAAGAGGATAAAAAGTTATCAACTAGGATCTCAGTAGCTTCTGCATCGTCTACGATTTCATCCAAAGAAGAAATGTCTTTAACCCAAGTGTAATTTTTTAAAGTCGGCTCTGTATTAGAGAGTATAATTCTCATTGCTATTTCCTATAATTATCTATTGTTCCAAAAAATAGTTCATTCCAATTATATACGAATCTTTCTAGATTGTACTTTTCTTGTATTGTGTCTTGTGCATTTTGTCCCAGCTTTCTCGCTTCGTCTGGATTGTTAAGCAGATACTCGCAAGATGCGCGTAGCTCATCTGCGGTATCCGCAAGCAAACCGTTCTCACCGTGCGTTATGATTTCAGGGATCATGCAATTATTAGTGCTCACTATCGCGCAACCAGACGCCATAGCCTCCATCAGAACGGTAGGGACAGGCGAATGAAGTGAAGTATTCAAAAAGATAGATGAGGCTCTGTATGAGTCTCTCAGCGCCTCTATGCTTGGAGCAGGTTCGGATAGTCCGGGACTATCGCCAAGAACTCTTACAGGCAAGGAAGATTGCATGGTTCCTTCTGAAAATCCTACTGTTTGCTTCCACAATTCCCAACCACAACACCAATCTCTATTTGGCCATTGATTAACTACGGAGATACAGACATTATCTCGCTCTTCCTTATCATTGGAGCTGTCAGCCCAGAAGTTACAATCAATTCCATGCTCTATAAAAGAAGTGTTTTCCCCCACGCAAGACCAAGCAGATCTATTGTAATTAGATATAAAGCTATTGTGTTCTACGTCAATACCATTGAATGAATATATTTGATTCTCTGTGTTATATCTTACGTCCGGTAGTACATGAGTATGCCTAATTATAGGTATATTGTACATGGCTTGAATCTTTTTTGCTGTAGTAAGCCTGTCACAGCTAGTATGACATAAGATCAAATCAAACGGAATATGCCAAGGCAATACATCTATTTCGTGATAATTATTAGGTATGATGCCAAAATCTTTGTTCCAAGTCTTTCCTTGAATAATAGAATAGAAATTATGGCCTGTCTTGCACAGATTTTGCTCATATCTTTCGTGTGTGCAAAAGGTTAGGATGTTCAGCTTTTTCTGAGGTGTAAGCTGAGATCTTCTAATTATAGATCTTATAGCTTGTTGGGTAGCGTTAGCCATTTTGTAGCAACTCCTTTAGTTTTCTACCTATGGATAGACGGTCGTATTTTACAGCACAACTCTTTGCATTCTGCTGCATTTCAGCATATTTCTGTGGAGAGTTTTTATGGGTTTCAAATGCAACTCTCATGCATGAAGCTAGCGATTCAATGTCCGGCTCAACCCATTTAGTATTTGATGTATATAGTCCACCAAGAGAGTCTGTAGCGCCATAACATGGAGCTGGTTTAGAATCAATCGCCCAGCCATAACAAAAGTCGTCCATGCCAGTACCTTTAGTATATATGACAGGCATAGATAAGGCCATGGCTTCTAACGCCGGTATGCACCAAGCCTCCCCAAAACTAGGCATGACAAAACAGTCACACTTTGACATTAATGATTTTAAATGCCTCTTGTCTAGATGTCCAGACACAACGACTTCATCTTTGTACTCGTTTCTAATTTTTAGACTTCTTCTAACATGCTCTGACATTCCCTCGAAATAAGTCAAGGCATCCTGAGAATTATATCCAGATTTTGTTACTTTTATAAAGAGGTTGACCGGCTCAGAGGGATGAAACTCTGTATGAAAAGCCCTGAGTAATCCCTCGATGTTTTTGCGATGTATCATTTCACCAACAAAACAGAAGTTAAAAGTTGAGTCGATATTGTCCATAGATGCGCAGTCTTCGACATATCCATATTCAGCCATATCTAAGGAGAGGGGAGCAATATTTACTGGGATATCAATCAAGCTTTTCTGACATGCTTCTACCATTTGATTATTGGCAACCCATGCCTCATCCAGTAGGTTTATATGCTTGTGCCACATGCTTTCAGTAAAAGTCAAAGTTTCAGTATAAAATACACCTATATTTTTAAGGCCTTGATGATAAGAGTAAAGAGAAGGCAATGTGTGCTGTATGCATATATCGCAACCTTTTGTGCTATTAAGTTCGAGCTGTTTAATTCTTGGATCAGTAGCAGAGTGTGAATTATTAAATGTTATGGATCGAGGAACAACATCTACACCTGCGGAGTCCAGAGCAAGAATATTATTCAATGCCGCATCTCCCCAGCCTGTCTGGTCGTTATAATTTCCTATATATAATACCTTCATTATCTGCTGACTCCTCCAGACATTATAGCTTCAACTTTTTTTAGACGATAGCGTTCCCACTGATTGTTTACTTCTGCCGCCTTTAGAAAGCTTTCGTGGGCATCCTGTAAAGTAAAGCGACTCCAAGCCCTTACATCATGAGAGCCAGTATGAGATTCACTAAAATGAAAGTCAACAGCAGTGCTGGCCATTGTGCTTTTATAAGTCAGATCTCTGACGGTTCTCTTCCAAAAATAATTACCTATCCACTCTGGACGACCAAGAACATCAGTAAATAAAAAGTCAACTTGGTCTTTGACCGACTTTAGATTCGCTGGTATTTCTTTAGCGGGCATGAACACTCTTGATGGCGAAAGCCATGTTTTCTTCAGATCAAGCACGGGAGTTCTATCAAAATAGTCACCCCACTTCTGTGCCGTCGTATCCCAACTATAGTTTTCTAACGTTGCCTGTCTCATTCTTTCGCCGGAATCAACCACAGCCTCATTCCCAAGCGAATAAAGTTTCATGAGATACAACATTGCTGCATCATTGTCTGGTATAGCTCGTAAGCATCCAGTTTCACACTCGGTGTGTAGTTTCATGACAGGAACTTTGAATGCACCAATCTTATTTCCCACCGACTCCATCGCTGAATAATCAACCGTTATCAAGGGTAATCCAGTACTGGTTGCCTCTAGTTGAGGCATCCCAAAACCTTCGCTATTAGCATACTGAATATATACATCGAATAACCTATAGACCTCCGCTAGATCCTCTTCAGTTGCTTTGTTATTTATTCCAATCATCTGAGATTCGTAGCTTCCGCAGTGAGAGCAGTGAGATATTACGTCGCTGAATAGCTTTGGGGTAATTGTGCCACATTTTTTACATCTGTATGTAAATAATACCCTGTCTCCGATACCGTATTCATGAAGAAGTTGCGGTATTTCCCAGCCTAAATCTGGATAAGCGGTGTGGCAATATAAGTAGGCGTTGTTTGCTTTGGTTGCATCTAAGAAGTTTGCGAATACTTCAAATAAGTCTGGGTAGAGCTTTCTCCTTTGGTTTCTCATTACCGTGCCTATAACGAAAGAATCTGGATCTATACCTCCGAGCTTCTTGTGTTCACTTTTGCTCTCCGGTGGATGAAAAACAGGACTTGCGCAAGGTGATGCTACATCTATAAAATTCATTCCATCCGACTGCCCTAGCAATACATCCCTACCAAACTCAGAATATGCAAATACTGCATCTGCGGATGAGTACGTGTCTATCCATTGTTTGTTTTGAGGACGAGCGTCAACAGCCGGCATTATTGCCCATTGAAAGAAATCTCGGAAAAGGGTGCGACCAACGAACTCCAACATCCACCAGTCTCTTATATCCATAACAAAATCTGGCATAAAATCAATCAAAGTTTCGTTAAGCCTGAATTCCCCGAATTCACTAGAAGGACTTGATTTATATAGTTCCCACTCCGGGCCATTTTTTAGTGGTTGATTAGCTATAATTTTCCAAGGTACGTTTTGGCCATCAGCCTCTTGTTGTGTGACATAGCAGGCTAACTCAACTATTTCAAAATTAGGGTTTCTGCTAAGTCTACTTAAAACCTCTTTGGTATACACAGAGTAGCCAGTAGGAAGCCAGTGAGCTTCTGTACATATTAGTATTTTTTTTCTTCTCATGCTTTAGATTTTACCTAGTCCTGAGTACATAAAGTTATAATATTCATTCCTTGTAAGATTAAGATTGTCACAAATCTCTTTTCTCGAAAGGCCTAGAACTTTCATATGGAGCAGGTTTTTTTCTAAAGGTAATAGCTTTTTTGTATTATCTATCACGTTTTTGAATTCCATGAAAGTATGGTCGTCATTGTATTTAGGAGAAATATTTGAAATTAATTCTACCGACTCAGACCATCTCCTCTCGCTCTTCAGAAATCTGAGTAGGTGATTTCTTACGCAAGAAAATACGTAGGGCTTTAGAGGCCCTATCTCTTCATCGTAACTCCTTATAGCTTTTAATGCGCCTAAATATGCCACCTGTAGTAAGTCCTCAAATTCATATGAATCTGTAGAGTCGCTAAATTGAGTAACTAGATAAATAATTATCTCTAAATTAGCCTCTAGACTCAGGTCATCATTTTTCATCACTGGGTTCTTTTCCATGAAACACCTTAAAGCTTTGCATTCTAAAATTTACTTTTTGTTTTGACTTACCCTCAGAGTCTGTCCATTTTTGTTGTCTGGCACAGCATTGAACCGCTATCATATCACCCTTTTTGCACATTTTCTGTATTGTTATAGCTCCCGTATCCCAAGCCTCGAACTCAAAAAAGTCAACTCTTTTCTTCTTGTTTCCTTCTTTGTCTTTTCTATGCTCTTCCACAGCTATTGAAAATATTGCCAGTTTAGTAGATCCTACATCTTTTAATTCTACATCAGATGCTAGTCTACCTACAAAGTTGCAGTTATTCATTGTGTCTCCTATTCAAATATGTATAAAAGATTATAGCAAAGTTTTATGCTTGAGACACTTTGTTAATGATTAAACTGGTATCTTTTTTCTTAGAAACTTGTCCAAACGCTATTACAGTATTGCCTTCATATAGTATAGTCTTGAACTCTTCGTATGCGTCTGGGAATACTATAGCAGAGTCTAGAGTAGCTGTGCTGTCTTCTACAGATAAGAAAGCCATGATTTGACCGGGATTTTTTCCATTCTTGGTAGTGTATTCCCTGAGAGAGTTTATATGCAGGGCAAGCGTAACCTTCCCTATTTTGCCAGATAGAACTTCTTTGCATGTAGAATCAACTATCGAGCTTTGGATAGAGTCAGTTTTTGAAAACGTCAAGGATGTTCCCATGTATTTCTTCTCAGTATCTGCTATCCAATCCGGATGGTCAGAAAGATCAAACGGAGGTGATTCAATAACATTGCGAACATCAAATACTTTTATCAGCCTGTTTGAGTTTATTTTTAGGTTGTTTATCATATTGTCAATATTCTGAACCAAAGAACCCTCAGTCAAGTAGTTTTCAGATAACCACTCTCTTTCTCTGGAAGAAAGATCTCTGTAGCTTTTGTATTCATAAAGCATTGCATTTCTATGTTTTCTGTTTTTAGAACCGTTGAAAGCGCCCACATTTATCAAGGATTCCATGCAAGTCTTATTTATCTTTAGTCCAAAATTAAATAATGTATCAGCCCACGTAAAATCTGAAAATGATTTGTCTAATCTCTCTTCAAGCTCAGGTATAAGCGATAGCATCTTGCTTGCCTCTGCACTACCCACACCTTTAACACTGGTAATTCCAAAGTATATTACATTGTCTTTGGCGGTGAAGTCTTCGTAAAAGTGACCTAATCTAGGTGGAAGATTTTCTATATCATACATCTTTGAATCAGAGACAAGTTCTTTAATTTCTAGCTGGCTATCCGGCTTTCTTTCAGAATGATTCAGATATACCTCAAAAAACTTTAACCTTTTGTACTGTTTGCAATATGCGCTCCTGTAAGCATTAACCGCATATGATACTGCATGAGATTTATTGAACGCATATCTATTTGACTTCTCGATCCAGCTAAATATTTCTTCAGCGGTCTCTTTCTCTAGACCTCCAACTGAAACGGCGCCCTCAAGAAAAGACCCTTTGATCTGGTTCATTAGGTCGGCTTTTTTCTTGCCGATAGCCTTACGAAGGTTGTCCGCTTCTTTTAGGTCAAATCCCGCAAGCTGTTGCGCAATCTTCATAGACTGCTCTTGATATACCAAAACCCCATAAGTTTCCTTTAGGATTGGTTCAAGGCTTGGGTGTAAATACTTGACTTCATCAATACCAGCTTTACGGTCAACATAATGCTGCGTCATTGACTTACCTTCAGTATAGGCTTTTAGACATCCGGGCCTAATCAAAGATATTAACGCCGCTAATTCTTCAATGTTCCGAGGACGCACCCTCTTAGCCCACGATCTACCAAGCTGCGACTCTAACTGAAAGACACCTTTTGTCTGGCCTTCACAGATTAAATCCCAAACATTAGAGTCACTATAGTCATCAATATTAAACGTAGAATTCGCCATTTGCAAATGCTTTCTCAAATTTGGTTTTTTCCGAAATGTTTCGTTGAAACTTTAGAAACTTAATAAGTATATTGGCTGTGTCCTTAACGTCCTGCAGCGCGTCGTGAGCGTTCTCCTTGCTTTCTTCAGGGAAACCCATATAGTCTCTCAGAAAGTCCATACTGAGGCTCTTGAAGTCCTTGTTGTTCTCAGTCCAAGAGAATACCATATCCATCAGATCTAGTTTAAAGATCGGATTGAACACCGTTTGACGACCCCTTGAGTCAGTAGTCCCATACATATCGCACATGCGCTGAACGATTGGCAGGTCAAAGCCGATAATGTTGTAGCCCGCAGCAATAGGAGCAGTGTAAGAAGTCCCTCTGAAGTTGAACTTGTTGCAGAAATCTTCAAACTTCTGCCATACCGTTTTAGGTAGGGGTGCCTTGGCTAGCGCTTTACGTGTCTTGCCTGTAATCTCAAGTGCCTCATCTTCAATCGGATCAAAACCAGCCTCGATAGCCTTTTTGTCATCTAAGATAGGACGGATTTCGCTGTTAAACACACCTCCGGGCTGCAATGTTAGTTTACGCCCATGTAGTGCTATCGCCGCGATTTGTGTCGGTTGTGTTTTATGTGGATTTCTAGATCCAGTCTCAAAGTCAAAAACAATTATATCTCTATAGTTCATTTATCTCTCCTCTTCAATTCCAAAAACATAGCGACAGCATCATCAATGTTTTTATACAACTTACTAAACTTGTGTCTTTTTGAATGGACTTGATACGTTCTAGACATACCGAGTCTTGAAGGCACATAAGAGCCTAGATTGCAAAGGCTAATATCCTTATACTCAATAGCACATCCTTCAAATAGAACAGACTTGTAATCACTTGTAATATCCATCATTCTTTTATCTCCATTATTTTACTAAGTAGGTCAATGCCTAATATATCAAACTTTACATGTCCCTGTTCTTCAAGGTCTCCCATTTCAAAACCAGCGACAAGGTTATTATTTTTATCTTGAACCATCGGACAAACTTCCGTTAGTTTATTCGACGATATTATTACTCCAGCAGCATGTTTGCCTTGTGACTTAATTGTTCCCTCTATATCCATAGCCTGCTCAAACACTGACGATAACGGCCCAACCAAATCATCCTCGCTATTCAATTTGCACCACCTGTCTAAGACTTCTGGCTGGTATTTTAAAGTCCACTTTATCAAGGACTTCTCTCCGCTTTGCTCAATCAAGTCAGACACATCTGCTTCGTTAGGAATGTTTTTGGTTACGTCATTCATTTCCCCAAAAGATACAGTGCTATTTATTCTCATGACTTCTTTGAGTGCAGCTCTACCTTGTAGCTTATTAAATGTAATCATCTGCGATACATTATCTTCGCCATATTTTGACTTAATATAAGATATTACTTCATCTCTATTTTCGGCAGGAACATCTAAGTCAATATCAGGAAGTGACACGTGATCCTCTGTATTACGCCCTGCATTGTAAAATCTCTCGAAAATAAGATCGTACTCGATTGGGTCGATTTCCGTGATTCCAATCAGATATGAAATTAGACAGCCAGCGGCAGAACCTCTTCCGGGGCCCGGAAGCCAACCTTGAGAACGAACATGGTTAACAATATCTTGCACGATCAGGAAGTACCCAGAGAGCTTAGCGTCAAATATAACATCCATCTCATTTTTAATTCTATCCAAGTATTCTTGCTTTTTGCTCTCATCATTAACCTTGCCTGTATCAGCAAGTAGTGTTCGCCAACCATCTCTGCATAACTGTTTTAGATATTCATCTTCAGTTTGGTCTTGAGGACAGTCAAACTCAGGCAGCATTGGTGCGCCTAAGATATTATATTCTTCGCATTGCTCAGCTATTTCTACACTAAGTGCAATCTGTTCCTCTGTATATTTGTCTACAGCCTCTTCCATGTTTGGCAAATAAAAGCCGTCTGAGGAAAAGAACGGCTTTAAGTGTTTGAACGAATCCAGTTTGGATTTTGCTTTAGACATTGTGGTTTTCATGCCAGAGCATAATAGTATTCTATGTACCTCTGCCTCGTTGGACTCAACATAGTATGTGGAGTATTGCTTCAATCCGTCAATACATATTAGATTTTTGTCAAGCGAAGACTGCACAAGCTTATATACAACATCATCTTCATACATGTTCTTCTTCGATACTAGGTCAATTAAAGCATACCAACCATATTTGTTTTTAGCCAGAAGTGTTTTCTTCTTGCCGTTATCGAACTCCAGCGTGCAACCAATTATAGGTTTTATGCCATTCTTTTTGCATTCTTTATAGAATGTAACAGCTCCAGAAATAGTATTAATGTCTGTAATGGCACAAGCCGTGTACCCAAATTCTTTGCACTTTTTAGCTAGCTTGTCAGGTTTAGAGAATCCTCTCTGAAGACTAAAATGCGTCTTCACATTTAATGGAACCCAATTCATGTCAATATGTCCTAATATTAAAATTCATTCAATTCTGAGATAGCCACATTGTGGCAATCTGCTCTAACAACAAACCCATTTGAGGGGTCTATCTGTCCTTTAGTCAACTTTCGAGCCTTGTCAAAATACTCATCGTGGCCCATCCAGCCTAAAACCCAAGCTCTGCCCCATCTTCTGTTTTTATTCTCGATCCTAACAAACACATAACGATCACATTTTTGTTTGGTATTAAAGTTTGCTACCGAGCAATCATAAAATGGTTTAGGCGCTGAGGTACATCTCTTTGTTTTTACATCATATTTTAGACCATCCTTAGAAACTAAGTCATAGTCATATGTGTTGTTTATTGTACCATCAATAACAACATTTGCAACCTCTTCTCCCAGAAATCCAGCAATATTTCCATCGCCCTTCATGATGGAGTTTTTGATAACTCCCATCTCTCTAGATTTTGTCCATGCTCGCTTCTTCATCTCTTCTGTAATTTTTACTTCAATCACTGTAATTTCCTTAAGCTCCCGCTTCCGTCGTTTTGAAAAAAAATGGCATTCTCATTTCTGGCCGATGCTTTTCTGGCCGCTATTTTAGTGGTGTAAAGCTTTATGATCGGCTCTGTCTTATTTTCTTGGTCTAACTTGTTGTATTCTATACTATCCTCCCAAATGAAGCTCATTTGCATCATATCGAAAAAATAAGGATCAAGTCTCTCTAATTGTTCAGGATACCATACCTGCGTTATTTTAACCTTTTTCTCGGTATATAGCAGTTCATTTTTATCATCATCAAAATATAACCACCACTTATGTTCGGTTAAATTGCCAAAAGTTAAATTGTCAAACAGGGGCGTTGGAACTTCAATATATCCTCGCTTGCCTATTCTTGTTAGCTCAGAGATAAACAGTTCAATGTCCTGTATATGCTCGGTTATATGGCTAGCAATAACAAAGTCAAACTCTTTATCGTTGAACGGAGTCTTGCATGCATCCGATTGTACAAATCTTTTGCCTTCATAGAGACCACTATGGTCTTTTATGTCTAGTATTGTATTAGCTTCAGGCCAAGCTCTTGAGCCTCCACCAATGTCCACAATATTCCAATGGGTATTGTCAGCTAGTAAATTTTTTACGTTTTGTTTTGAAGTTCTTTTTATCATCCCGGAGCCTCATAATATCCAATATCAAATCCTTCCCTAGTACACTCTTGTATAGTGTCAAGCATCCCAAACTGTTCAAGATGATTGCTGACATGTCTGCACATACTATCATTAGTTCCGGGCCAATCTTTCTTGCAAAAGTCGCAAAGCTTCTGACACTTCCAGTGAGATTGATTCCTAGATAGCAGTCTAGGTTTGGTTGTTTTCTTTATTTCCTCAAATCTATCTTTGAGCATGCCCAAAAATGTTTGTCTATCACCTTCCTCAAAGCAGACACTAAACGGACCGCCATCTCTAATAAAGTATATCGACATAATTGCATCTTCATATTCAGGAAAAAGCTTAGAAATAGCATAATGATAAAGCATTAATTGTGGATCTTTGCAGAGCTTTTCATAGGTTTTTTCTTCCCCTGTAGCCCAGTTGAGTCTGCGTCCTGTTTTCCAGTCAATGACCTCAATGACCCCATCGTCAACTTCTGTAACTAGGTCAATAGTTCCTTTGATTGCAAGTCTCCCTTCAACCTTGGTTCCATCCGGTAGATCGTATTCATACTTAGCCCAGTCCTCCTCGATAGCGATGTCAAACTGCGGTTCAGCTGCTACAATATTCCTATTGCGAGGATCAAAGTTCCCATCATCATAAGTAAGGGCTTCCCAAGTTGTTTTGTCGCAAAACTTATAATCAGCATTAGTATAGTGATGAGTACAGTTGGATGTGTAATGGTCGTAGCTACGCTTAAGGATTTCGTTTACAAATTTCTTTGTTCCGAGTTTACGTTTAGTGAACTCGACCTCTCCGATAGCGTCATCCTCAAGCAATAGCTCGGCCTTGTCTTGATGTAATTTTTTGCAGCCAGCTAAGACTTCCATTACCTTATGAACAACAGTCCCAAGCTGAGCTTTCTTGCCAGATACTGTTTGATGACCCAAAACATAAGTCATGAAGTATTGCATTTGACAATAATCAAAATTATTGTAGCTAGAGCTACGTATGTATGTTACTAACATTTTATTCCTTAATTTTCTGGATTCCGCCGACTAAATTGTCTGGATCTTTTTCTTTAGGTTTTTCAATCACGCTACCTAACCAACCCCAAGAATGCATGAGTTCTACAATCTCTCCATTGGTCTCTTCGACAGTTAATTTAGAATTGTCAATGGTTGCATCACACCCCTTGAGTTTATCTACAGAGGTTTCGCTAGAATGACCATCCGAATCTATACCTCTAGTAAGCTTAATTACTTTTCCGCCAGCTCTCTGTACAGCCTCCACTTCGTTTTGAAAGCGACAATCCGAGATGACCGCCAAGGCAGGAGATTCGCTGCCAATACTAGAAAGTGTCCTATCTGTCCATATGCTTGGATGTATACTCCTAAAGATGTCTGTGCCAACATATTGCATAAACTCTCTTGCTGTCATCTTATCTTTTTTCTTTCCTTTATATCCGGGCATATCTGACCATCTAAACCAAGTGAGCTTATTTTTGTCTATGTCAGAGCCATAACACTGTTCTTGACTGAGCCCAAATAACCCAACACATATTTCTTTAAGTGCCGAAGCAAAAGAATAATGCTTAACAAAAGGCCACATGTTTGACGCAGCCCACATACTAAAGTCGTTATCTGTTCTGGTTATATCTAGTGCTCCCATTGTCTTTTGGGCTTCTCCAGATGCGCCAAGCATCATAGTATTAACGACCAGAGAGCCTTCTTCATCAAGACCGAATTCATCGACTAAATGAAATGACCTCAACTGATACCCATGCAAAAAGGAACAACAGGTGTTTTTGCCGGATTGTTTCTTGCCGGCAAATGCAATAATCTTTGTCATTATATTACTCCATGTAATTGGTCTATAATTTGTGTTTGTATCTGATCTACCGTCATATCTCCAACATCTTTTTCTGTGATTTCAGGCCGGTAGTAATTGAATCTTCTTCCACATTTGGCAATTATTTGTTCTGCTGCTCGACAGCCAGCATCATCATAGTCGGTAAGTATAACCAAGTTGAGCGCTCCGCTTTTTTCTAATAGTACTAATTGGTCATCACTAAGATTGGCCCCAAAGATACCTACAGTATTTGTAACTCCAGCTTCATGCATTCGCCACACGTCACCTTGGCCTTCGACCAAAACAGCGGTTGATGTAGAAAGTATCTCATCCTTCGCTAAGTTTAGACCATAAAGGTATGAGCTTTTCCTAAACCCCTTACTGTGAAGCCATTTAGGTTTCATGTTTTCGTATTGTGCTCTTCCTATACAGCCAATGTAATTATATCCCTCATCATAAATTGGGACAACAACTCTTCCCGACATTGGTCGGCTTTTTTTATTACAAGTTCCTATATCAAACTTTTTAAGTGTCTCTTCTGTATATCCTCGATTAATATAATATTTAGCTGGAATGTCAATACTTTCGGTCACCGTATTTCTATCTATAGAAGATTCTACTCTTTGTGGGGTTCTGTCGAAAATATCTAGTAGCTTAATATCATTGTTAGTCTCGACATCTTTAATAAACTGCAAGTCGTCACTACTAAGACCAAGAAACTCTAAACAAAACTTAACAGTCTCTGCGATACTGACAGTCTTAGCCCTGTCATTAGAAAGAACACCTCTAACAAAACCAAATAGGTTCCTACCAAAATCTTCTTGACAGTTATTAGTCCAACAATTCCAGTTGCCTTTAGCAGTATTGCCATCGGTGAAGATACTACATCCTTCTGGGTTGTCTCCACCATGCACAGGACAAGCAAAAGCGTATCTGTTTGGGTATTCGATATATTCTATCTCAAAGTATTTTAGCAAAGATTCTAGCTTGCCAAATAACTGGTTAGAGAGCTTCAATATCTGCTGGTTGTTCACCTGTTGAGTCGAATCCATTGTCTCTTATCCTAGATTTAGTTTTTAGTTGATTTCTTGTTTGACCCTCTACAAGCTTGCCAAACTTTCCGAACATATTCATATTTATGTAATCGCCGTCATCGAGTCCCGCGCCATGTCTAGCAACAATAGGGACAAGTTTCCTATTGCCATTATCTTCATCATCATCAGCCATCTCTTCGTCAGACTTCATTTTGAAAATAGTAAAGCTAGTACATAACCATATAAGCCTGTCAGATCCTGATACAACATCAGTCGATTCCTTTGTTATGCCGTCTCTGTTTAGCTGTACAAAACTTAGGCATGGAACATCATACTTAACGCAGAAGTTATGGAGCTGCGTGATTTGAAAACCAAGAACTTGAAACTCCTGCATGGAGTTTGATATACTGTCCGAACTCATTAGTTTTAAGTAGTCATAAATAATCAAACAGTCTTTTGTTCTGCCGTTTTCATCAAAGCCCACCTCTTGATAAATCCACTTTCTCATAATACTAAGTATATTCTCAAAGGGCTGTCCAGCGATACTTACGTAGTGGTATGGTATCTCGGAAAGTTCTTCTGCTGCACACTCAATTTTCTCGCTATTTAGGTTGTTGCTTGCAAAATTTCCGCTAGCAATATTGTTTATTTCAACCCCACTGATGTTGGCAAGCATCCGATTGAGGTGGTCTTCTTTAGACATTTCAGTATCCAGCATCAATACGGGAATATCCAAGTTTTTTGATACGTGCATAGCTACAGCATCTCCAAACATAGACTTACCCACTTTGGGACGCGCTGCCACAAGATCAACACACTTCCTTCTCAACCCGCCTCCGATTGCCTCATCATAAGTAGGAAAGCCAGTGCTAATCCCCATCATCTCGCTCTGGTTGTCTTTCAGGAATTCAATATACTCTTCTAGCTCACCACCAATAATTTCCGGCTTATTGTCAGATGTTTGATATATCTTGGCGGTGGCATCAAGAACTGGCGTTTCTACGATAGATATAATATCATTTATATCCTCATCTCCCGTTATCTTGTCAATCCTAGAGGAGCAGATATTAAGTGTCTGCTTTACATCTCTCGCCACTTTGAGCTTTGCTAATTTTTCAGCATGAACCCGAACATTCTCTTGATGTATCGGAAAATTAAACAGAGATCGCAGAAATCCTATCTCTTCTTGATTACTAATATTAGCGTACAGATCAAGCTGGTTTGCTGCCGACAGAATTGATGCTAGCTCAGCCCTTTGGGTTTCCTTTAGGGCCTTCTTGACACAATTAAATATAACTTGATTTTTCTCATCGACAAAATAATCTGTGTCAATGTAATCAATGTCAAGGAGAACATCTATTCCATACTGGCAAAGCCCTGCAAGCACAGCTCTTTCAGCGGCCAAATCTTCTAATTTCCGCTTGTTTTCTTTATTTCGTACCATAATAATCCAATGTTAGCCATAGCATAAGAAAACCACATCAGTGCGTGTGGATAATCTTTTTGTTTTATACAGGAAATACATACAACTAAGTACATTAGCGAAGCTGTAGTGATTGCAAGCATCCCAAAGTTCATTTACATCCCTCTAAAGATGTAGAAGCCCATACAAATAGTTGCGCTCATAAACACGCCCAGTAAAAAATCTTTCCACTCTACAGTAATTGCTTTTTTCATTATCCAAAAAATCCTTTGATCTTTGTTAAAATATCACCTCCTCCAAGTCCGCCCTTGGAGATTACTAGGTATGCTACTATAGCACCTGCAATGATAAAAAACAACCATTTTCTTTTAGCTGCGACTGCATAAAATTTATCTTTTATTGCAGACAGCCGTTCTAAACGGTATGATCGTCTTTCTTCAACCCTTTCCTCTCTACGTTCTTGCCTATCCTCTTTTTTAAGTTCTTTCTTTGACTTAATAGAGTTCTCGGCGTCCTTTTCAGTGTTGTAGGATGCTAGCTTTTTGTTGCTGTAACTTCCATCTTCACTTTCTATTTTTTCATAGACAACGAATAAGCCGTCTTTTTCTAGAATGCTGTATTCTTTCTTGTTAAATAAAGGCATTTATCTTCCTGTACTCCCGAAGCCACCATCTGCACGATCAGTATCATCTAGACTTTCAGCTTCTAAAAATTCAATATCTTCAACTTTTTGTATAATTAACTGTGCGATTCTATCCCCCGGATGGATATGTACTACCGTATCTGATGTGTTAAATAAACAGACTTTTATCTCGCCCCTGTAGCCGGAATCAATTACACCAGCAAGAACATCAATTCCGCTTTTGACTGACAAGCCAGACCTTGGCCAAATAAGGCCGCAATAACCTTCAGGAATAGCCAAAGATATATCTGTGGATATTAGTCTTCTTTTATGCGGATAAACTGGTTGTGATGTGCCGGAAGCATACAGATCCCAACCAGCATCAGACTTGTGTGATTTGGTTGGCACTTTAGCCTCTTCGCTTAACAACTTAACTTTTATCATTATCTAATCCTATTGTTTAAACAAGTGTCACATACAAAAAACTCTCTAGTGTGAACTTTAGGTACTTTGAACTTCTTACCACACTCCTCACATGTTTGCATAACACTTCGGGCAGCTCCTCTTCTTTGTGTTGGTACAAAATCAGGAGTGTCTATATCAGTATGCTCAGTTCCATCATCAACAAAAAGATTGTCTCCACGAGAGACTTCATTTACAGCCTGAGATTTCTTCTTAAAAGACCTCTTTTCTACAGTAAACTGGGACGGATCAACCCGTGTATCTGAAACCTCAACTTGTGGTTCAGGCTCTGGCAATGAAACGTTTTTGACTATAGCGTCAACCTCATCTTCCAATAGAGCATTAGCCATTTTAATTAATTCATCATCGTTTAACTCAATAGCTTTTTGTAATAGCTTTTTTGCGGTATCTATAATACTCATTAGTATCCTCTTCTTTTGCCTATCTCTTGTAAAACAGAAGCCATTCTTCTAGTGTTGTCGGACTTTGATTGTAGGCGGTTTAATCTAGCCTCCGCAGCTAGTTTAAGCCTATACAATTCAGATGCTAGCGGGTTCTCTTTAATTGCGGAGTGATATCTAACTTCCCACTTTGCGTATTGGCCACCATAGTTATCCATCTTGTCGGCTATGATAAACCAAATACTGTTAGCGGAAAAATCTAGAACAGTTCTCTCTTTATTATGTAATGTTTGTAGATATTCTGCATGCGCAAAAAGAACAAAGCTATGAGAAAGTGCTGTCTGAGGATCTAAGTCCTGTACCTGCTCCGATGTTAAGCTCATTATTTCCTTAACTTCTTCATTTACATCAACCAAGTCGGCATGTCTATCTTTAATCCAATCATCTACATTGTTTAAAAATTCAGTAAGTTTTTGTTCGTTAGTCAAATTTACTCCTCCACTCTTCTATGGACTCGCTGTGCGACAATACAATTAAAGTTATATGGTTTAACTCACACCAAGCCTTTTTGTCGTTGTCTCTAGCCTTTGCTTTAAAGAAAGCCATCTTATCCTTGTGAAAAAACGAATTAAATTCATAGTGCTGTTGTCCATGCACCTCTACCATTAAGTCTCTGTTTGGTATATATAAGTCTGCATAAAGAAGTGTTTTCCTTGACCCAGTTTTTGTGCCCGGAAGAGTGACTTCTTGCAAAATTCTATCATACGGATAGATCTCTTTCAACAATATTTTTGCTTTTTTATGAAAAGAAGATCTATTTTTTTCATCGACTGATGCTTGGCTTCTCGTTGGATTCCAAACCCAAACCTTTCCATCAAGTCCTGTCACATTCATATTTTATCCTTTTGATGAGCGCTGAAATATTTTCTTGTTTCAAGAGTTCCGTATCGGCGTATTGAAAGTTGGGATTCTTCATAAGGAACTTGCACATTTTGATAAGAAGCTTCTCGTCAAATTTGTATAAGTCCATCTTTATCATTGGCCAAATTTTAGAAAATATATCCATGCAGAAGCTGGGCTGCACTATCGGCACACAGTTGCACAGTATTGACTCCCAAGTCCTGAATGTATCGCAAGCGTTTCCTTCTGGGCAGATAGAAAATCGGTGCTCTGATAACATCGCATAAAAATCTGTCCTGCTAGGGAGACTGGTTGGCGGGAAGCGTGTTACATAATCAAGATGTTGAATTGCATTGTTTAGATCTTCTCTATTATGATGTGTAATATCAAAACTTGAGAGCACTAAATGGCGTTTATTTTCTGATGGCACCAAATTGGAATGTGAGTCCGTGTCAGGAAATGGCCCAATAGGAATAGGATATAGCTGCTTACCGATAGAAGAAGAAACTATTGGTGACTTCAGGTTGGTTACGAATATATTGTCAAAATGAGAAAAAAGTGAATCCAAATCAATAGGAGCCCATCTATCAAAGTCGGTGCCAAACCAGTAATGATTTTCAAGTCTAGTACCTCTTCGGCTTTTGGAAGCCCTGTGATAACCTCTCATGTCAAAATGAGCGGAAAAATCATCGCAAAATACGATTAGGTTTTCTCTTGGCAGATCATTAAAGCAGATATTATTTAATTTACATGCGTTCTTAAGTCCTTTCAAACTTAAGCCTAGTACTCTAGTGAGACATGTACGAAATACATCACTATCCCCAGAAACATGACCACCGCGCAAGCCGAAAAAACATCTAGTTATTGTATCATCTACAATATCTATTGGGCTATGTACTTTGTTTTCTTCGTTAATTTTGCAGTGTTGCTCTATATACATTAAAGCATTAACCTTATCTCTTTTTCTAGAATATCAACTACTTTATCATTCGATAAAAAGAAATTGTATAGCTTTTCCTGCCCTTGAAATTTAACAGACTTAAGCACAGCTTCTGTGTCTTCTATATTCACTTCGGGCTTTATTTCCTTTACGATGCCTGTGTGACCTAACATAAACTCACAAGTCAGCCAAGCACCTGCTTTTCCGATAAGACCTAGATCTAGACCTAACATAATTAACTCTTGAACTTTGTCGATCCCGTGCCCATATCTGACCCAGCTTTGGCACTCTGTTCCCGGAGATCCCATAGAGGAACATACAACTTTCCAATTAACAGCTTGACCAACTTGACGATCTCCTTGAACCCAAGGACTGATTGACTTAACTTCCATTCGTGTATCGGCCTGATATTGGATTTTACGTCCACAGTCCGGCATTCTTGATGCGCCATACCCTGAAGTATTAGCAATGAAGTGTGTGATAATAATCAAAGTGGCTCGCTGGTTTGGAACAATCTGTCCCATCTTTTTACAGAATACAGAAAGAATCTTTGGTAGACCCGCTCGTCCGGGAGTCATATCTCCATCAAGCTCTTTCGCTGGCATGAGTGATGATGTAGAATCAATAATGCAGACACAGCCTTCATTCTCTTTTGCACTGACTAGCTTGACGGCAATATCTAAAAATGCTTCCGCACTGAGTGGTTCATCTTCCGAGTGAATGATTTGCATCTTTTCTTTATCAAGACCATCGACTCCAAGCAGATTCATTTCTTTGAGTCTACCTTCGGCATCAAGATAAATAATTGGCCGTCCTTCTTTTTGGCAGTTTGCAGCAATTTGCAACGCAGTAGTGGTTTTGCCACATTTAGGATCGCCCGTCAAGATAACCCAAGAGCCTTCTTTTATACCTCCGTTAAGAGCTAAATCAATCGCAGGGCTAACAGTTACGACTTTGTAATCTTTTCGGCGCTCTAAAATTTCATTACCAGTAGAGATAACATTTCCATATTTCTTAATAATATCCTTGACAAACGCAGGATCATTCTTCTTTACTCTTGCCATTAGAGCTCCTTAATTTTGAAAAAAGTGTTTTCTTTCCATATGTTTTTCTGGGTTTGGAGTTCACGCTTTCCTTGCGGATCTGCTTAGGTTGTTTGATAACCTCTTTTTTCTTGCTGAGAAAATATGCGTGCTTTTCGACTGCCTCTTTCACCCACTTTGGCATTGCAGAATAAACCTTTTTGTTTTTGTTTACTATATAATCAAAAACTGCACGCTCACCAAATTCAGATATCAGCTTACTAACAGACTGTACCTGTCTAGTGTAAGCCGCTTTTTGGGTTTTGTTCCAAAACTTATACGCAAGAGACCCTTTGTTTTCGGACTCTGCTTTACGCTGTATGAGTATTTCTGCAATGTATTGAGCTACTGTACAATATTCACCCGTTGAGGGTGACTTGAATTTGCTCGTTTGACTTCTTTGTTTCGCCATTTCGCCAAATCATAAAAGAAAGGTTTTCTTGTGTAACATTTCTAGTCTGAACGAAATCAACAAATTCACATTCAGGCCAGCTATACTTCTTAATATCAACTTGATTTAAATTTTCATTCAACAAACCAAACGTCATATGCTGATAAGAAGGCCCATCGCCTGTAGCCATATCTATATCCTTGGAATAACCTCTAGCAATGAACACACCGTCAAGACCGTTTTCGTCTTCATATACGACCTCTTCTGGTGCGCCTATGACTATAGACTGAATTTTAACTATATTTCTACCGGATTCCTCACAGTACTCCCTTAATCTAACCCAAGGACTTAGGTTAAGGCCGGGCCTTTCATAGTCACCCCAAACAACAGTACCATCGTCTAGAGTACACTTCCAAGTCATGGAAATATCTTCCATAATTAGTTTTCTTATGTAGTCATCTCTGACGGTGCATATCATTTTTCATCCCTCTTGATCTCACAGATATAATCTTTCATTCGGTCTGGTACAGCTCTAGGAGTTTTCTGTTTATTTTCGTCGCCAGTCATAGAAGCACTTTCAGTCATCACTGTAGCTCCATACTTTTCGTTACGAGCAAACTGTTCGCCTGCTTTAGGAGGAGACCATTCTTCTCCCTCTTCAGTACCTTCCTGCTCGGGCTTGACTGTCGTAAGGTGTTTGTTGACAATGTTCTCAGATCTATCTAAATCTTTAGCGATAGAGTCTGCGCTCTTGTCTTTGTTGTCCTCAATATAAGTCTTTTCTTCTTTAGAAAGTGGGCCTGTCTTAGTCATTTAACTATTCTCCATTAATGCTCTGCGAGCTCTTGTCAAAAAAATCCTGTCCAACGTAGAGAGATATTCCATATAATAAGCAAAAACTTTTTCGTCTACTTTCCTAAATGTAAAGTATGGACGATTATGCTTTCCTTTGTCTGCTCCTAGCGGATCAAACAAATCACCTCTCCCGTATTTAATATAGTATGTTTTAAATCCCTTGTTGTTAGCAAGCTTAGCAAATGCCGAATCTTCTGCAGTTTCAGACGCATCCGATCCATAATAAGTATGAGTTATCCTATCTGGATCTGGCAGATCTAGATTGCTAACGTCTTCATGTTCCCATCTAGCCATTTAAGCTCTCCAATTTAGAAATAAGGTTTTTAATACAATTATGTTTGTCGATTCCGTCTACGAAAATTTCAGCAAAGTCTGTAATTCCATATTTTGTCAATTCTTCAGCGCTGACGGGAGTTGGGTGCAATGAGCCGTCTTGACCCATAGGGAAGATGTCTATAGCGAATCTAATTCTAGCTTTATGTGGTTGTTCTGCTCGTATAACCTTAGACATTATTCGCCTTTCTCTATATATTTTTTCTTTTGGGTCGGTGTCATCTTGTTTATTTTGTTTCTTCGTTGATTGACTTCTCGGTCTTTCTTAACCTTGTCCATGTTGTCAGCCTGCATTTTAGATTCAAGCTCATACCTGCCAAGTTTTTGAGTGTTGCGGTCAGCTAAATGCTGAATTGTAGTCGGTTCACCCTTGACGGAAACATGAGGAGCGCTCAGGATTACTCTTCTGAATTTGTGCTTTTTGCATTTTGGGCACCTTACAAGAGGCTTCTCAGAGAACTTCTGAAAAACTTCTTTGTGATAACCACACTCACTGCACTCATAATCATATGTCGGCATGTATAACTCCTATAAATAATCTATGATATTATAGAATCACTTATCGAGTTTGACATCTATTTTCTTCAAATTTTCTGAGAATTGTTGCAGTGTGCTTATCGTTGTTTCTCTAGCTACTCTTTCTGCGGCCTCAGTAGCGTAAGCCTCGACCTCTATTGGAAGCTCATTAGAAAGAGCCTGCAAAAATGTTTCAAGCTTCATAGATGTATCAGTTTGTATTTGTTGGTTAAATAGCACACCGTCCTCTAGAAGGTTGAGTCTTTTATCTAATTGATGGCTATTATATTCAGCTCTGGCTCCTATAAGTAAAATAGCAGCTAGAAACACTCCTCTAAAAATATTTGACTGGCTCATCATCATCTTCTTTCTTGTTTAATCTAATTAGAATTTTTGACACAATATCGCTTCGCACAATATCGCTATAGTCAAGCTCACAAACTCCTACACCGGAGACCTCAACTAATTTTTCCATACAGGTATGCAAACCTCCTTGTTGCTTGCCTAAATCGGACTGTCTTAAGTCTCCGTTTATAACCGCTTTTGAATCTTTACCAATTCTAGTAATAAACATTTTAATCTGCTCGAACGTGGCGTTCTGTGCTTCGTCAAGAATCATGAAACAATTATGAAAGTTTCTACCCCTCATATATTCCAAAGGACAAAGTTCGATAATGTTTTTATTTCTATATGCCTCAACAGTATTCTTTGTGAGATACTGGTTCATCTCTTCTAGTATAGGTATTAAGTATGGGTTTATCTTTTCAACTAAAGTTCCCGGAAGATGTCCCAGACCTCTACCGGACTCTACAACAGGCCTAGTGATAATGATCTTGTCTACTCTCTTCTCGATTAGATATTCACACGCCATACCAACAGAGACACTTGTTTTTCCTGATCCTGCCGGCCCCGAACAAAATGTGACATCAGACTTATGGATATGACCCATGTAGTCCTCTTGATTTCTGGTCTTTGGTCGTAGTATTTTTCGGCGCTGTCTAGTTGTGGGCTTCTTCTTAGATTGTCTTGCCATTAATTATTCTCTACTGTTATGGTTTTAGTTTCTGAGTCTTGACACATTGGGCACATCGGCTGAGAGCCGGGCTTATGTATCCCAAGTTGGTGATGAGTCATAAGGATTGCTTGCATTATCTGCGAATCTCTAAGCCTCGCATGCAGGGGCAATTCTCTAAGGTCTTTTTCCAGCGGAATTTTGACCTCTATTGATGGCTCCTTATCCATTATATGCTTAAACATATAGAAAGAGCCCGCTAAATTGAGTAAGGATAGCGAAAAAAGCACATAAACTGCGTTCTTGTAAAATTTCATTGTATTAACCAAACAGTTCGGTTATAACCTTACCAGAGTTGGCGATTTTCATAGGTCTACCACTGTTGCTAGTAAACGTAGTTCCCAGAGAAATACCAAGAGCTTTGCAAACAGAAGCCATGACATCCTGAGATGTATATGGTTCGGTTTCAACACGAGTACCATCTGAGTTTGTTTCGCCAATGGCTATGCCGCCATTCATTCCAGCTCCGCCAACAACAACACTCCAACTTCGCGCCCAGTGGTCACGACCAGCATTACCGTTGATACGAGGAGTCCTACTGAACTCACCCATCCAAATAATCGCTGTGTCTTGTAATAACCCACGCTGCTCTAAATCTTCATACAGCGCGCTCATGCCTTGATCTAACATGGGCAGTTTCGTATCTCTTAATGTAGGGAAAATGTTCTGGTGATTATCCCAGCCACCTAGATTAACTTCAATAAATGGTACTCCTGCTTCGACTAAACGCCGTGCCATCAAGCACCCCTTGCCAAAGTTATTGTCTCCGTATCTTTCTTTTATATTTTCAGGCTCGCTAGCCACTTTGAGCGCGTCCATCTGAGCACTTGTTAGAACGCTGAACGTCTCTTTAAGGATCGCCTGATGTTCTTTTGCTAATGAACCTCTTCTCTGGTTTATAAAGTTATTTTCAATAGCGTCTAAGGCGTAAGCTCTTTGGTAGAATCTCTGGTCTACTTTCATGTCTAGATTTCTAATTCTACCATCGCTATTTACAACAAAAGGATTGTACTTAGCTCCTAAAAAACCTGCTCCCATACTTCCTCCACCCACCGAGATAAATTGAGGGATCGCCAAATCTTTTCGTCGGAGTTGATGGGATAGGACAGAGCCAT